GCGGGGTGGGCCGGGCTCCCGGCGCCGTCGCGCAGTGGGCAGCCGACGCCGGGGCCTCTGGGCGCCGGGGGGCGGGGCTCGCGGCGTACCGCAACCGTGCGCCCCCCGGCGCGGGTGGACGTCCCGGCCGTCCCATGCCCAGGGGTTGCCCCCCCTCGACGAAGCCGAACCGGGTGTCCGAAATCCGGATCCGACGCACCGGTGCCACCCAGGGAGCCGGACCCGTAGCGAAGAAGATAGCGCACAATGTACGCTCACTCAAGACCGAGCGCACAAGGTACTTGAAGCCAGTCGGCGGAGGTGATCCAATTGGCGAGCCACCCGGGGAGTCTCGTCATGCCGATCACGCCGTCGTACCAGCGCATAGTCGCTGACATTCGCCACCAGATCAGTTCGGGCACCCTACGCCCGGGCGATCAGTTGCCTACCGTCGCCGCACTGCGGGACACGTACGGCGTCAGTAATACGGCGATCCGCAACGCGATGCTGACCCTGCGGGTGCAGGGCTTGGTCGAGGGCCACCAGGGCAAAGGCGTGTACGTCACCGCCGACGCGCGGAAGCAACTCGGAATCGCCGATTGATCGGCCGGTACGACGTCAGCCGAACGGCTGACATTCCTGCAACATGCATCCCACGTGTTACACGCGGATTACCGATAGCGATATTGAGACAGGGCGGGCCACGCTCAGATCTTGTCTTTCCGCGGCCCGAAGGAGGGCCTGATCAGTGCTCACCATTGACGATCCTCCAACTCGGCGCATCATCACCCCCCGGCGCACCCTGGCCGGTTGCCTGATTGCCTGGGCCGCGTTCTTCGCGTTCTTCATCGTGCTGACCATCTACCACGATCCGGTGCCGTCGGACTTCGTGGCCAGCAGCCTGCGTATGGCCCTGGCGTGCGGCACGTTGGCCAGCACGGCCTGGGTCGGCATCGACTGGCTCGATCAGCGCGACGCGGAGAGGGTCCGTCGCGTGCAGACCCAGATCGATGAGGCGACGAACGCCACGCCGCGGATCGTCTACATCGAGCGCGCGCCCGTGGCGGCGCCCGCGGTTGGCCGAAGCTCGTTGCCCGTTCCGACCGGGCCGATTCGACTGGATCAGACCGCGCTGGATCCGGAGGTCCTCGCCGCCGCGCGCAAGCTCCGCCTGCGGCTCACCAGATGATCACGTGCGTCAGTGGTGCGTCAGGAGGTCCCGTCACCCAGCCACGTCCAGCCATACCAAGCCAGCGTGTTTGCTGGTCAGGCCACATCCAACCAAGCTGACCTGCACCTCCTCCCACCTTGACACGGAAGAGGTCACTGGTTCAAACCCAGTATCGCCCACCGAACGAACGAGCAGGCCAGCGAGCTACGACAGCCGCTGGCCTGCCTCCTTTCTCCGGGCCTGTGCGTCAGACGTGCGTCGCCAGCTGTCGAGGACCTTGTCGTGCGCGTCCGGCGCGAGGTGGGCGTAGCGCTGCGTCGTGGCGTAGGACTCGTGCCCGAGCAGGGCCTGCACGCGGTAGAGGTCCACGCCGTCCATCACGAGCCAGCTCGCGGCCGTGTGCCGCATCGCCCGCGGCGGCAGCCGCCGCACGCCGGCCGCCTCGATGGCCGGGTACCAGATCCGTAGCCGGAAGTCCGAGTCGTCGACCAGGCCGCCGCGGGGTGCGGTGAACACCGTGGCGGTCAGCGGCCGGCCCTCCATCAAGCTCGACAGGCGCGGCATCTGCCACGGCGGTACCGGCACGACCCGGAAGCTGCGGCGGCTCTTCGGGTACTCGCGCAGGCCCTCCCGGGTGAGTACCCGGGTGACCTCGACGTTGTGGCGCAGCCAGTTCACCCGGTCGGCGTGAAGGCCGAAGATCTCGCCCGGTCGCAGCCCGACCCACATTCCCAGGCCGACCAGTGCCGCCCATTGCGGCGCGTAATTGCGGTCCAGTTCGGCCAGTAGCGCGTCGGCCTCGTCCCGGCTGTAAAAGTCGATCGGGCTGGGCGGAATGATGGGCAACTGAAGGTCGACGAACGGGTTACTCATCACGATCGCCGGCCGCTCATTCACGGCCGCGTCGAAGAGCGCGCTCATGACGTGGACGATGGTGTGAACGGTCGCCGCTGATATCAGCGGCGCGTCAGCGTCGGCGGCCTTTCCCCGGTGCCGCGCACGGCGCTTCTTCTCCAGCACGTTCACCCATTCCTGGGCCTCCATCCGGGTGATGGAGTCCATCGGCCACGTCGCCCACTGCGGTTGACAGTGGGTACGCCAAACCGAATCGTCCTTCGCCGCGGTGACCGCCTCCACGCCGCGGGCCGCAGCCCACCGCTCATGCCAGTACCCGACGGTGATCCGTCCGGCCCGCGGGTCGCGGATCTCGCCGCGGGCGTACTCGGCCTCGAGCTGGGCGGCCCACTGGGCCACGACGCGGCGCAGCGGGTCCGTGGTGGTGATCCGGTCCCCGTTGGGGTGGCGCACGGTGGCCTGCCACTTGCCGGAGGGCAGCTTGCGGATGTAGGCCACGGCCTCAGCTCCCGGTCCGGCGGTGCGGGCCCTCGTCGGGCATCGCAGCCAGCATCAGCAGGGTTCGGCGGATGTACTCGCGGTCGGCTTCGGGGGTCGCCGGGTCGGCAAGCTTGCGGACCAGTGTCAGCAGTTCGGGCGGCATCGGCGGTTCGCGGCTGGGCCTGGTGGCCGGTTCCTCGGTCGGGCGCAGGCCGGCGGCCGAGAGCGCCTCGTCGAGGTCCAACTCGAACTCGGCCGCGAGGCGCTGGATGACGCGCACGTCCTCCGGGCGGTTCTGGCCCGCCTCCCATCGGTGAACGGTGTCGCGGTGTACGCCGGCCCGACGGGCGAACTCCGACTTGGAGAGCCGGAACATCTCCCGCGTGGCGCGGACGTATGCGGCCCACGTGCTACGCCCGGGACCCGTAGTGCTGCACATGTGCACACCATATGGCTCGTTGACCTGCCCCGATGGCGGTCTGGTGTGCCGCAGATGTGCGGTGCCGCAGCCATGCCGCAACCTGATCTGACGGCGCTGTAGTGGCCCCTGCCTCCCAACCGACCGCTGCATAAGTGCAACAGTGACAGTCATCAGTACCCGAACGCAAGTCATCCGTTCGGCTGAGGTGGCGCACGCTTGCGGCATGGCGCCCAGCGGCGTACGGTCTGGCGCATGAGTACGACGGAGGCAAACGGCGACTGCCGCAACAATGCGGCACCCGGCCCCCAGTTGGACAACGATCTATTCGATGAGCTGACTGCCAAAAAGGGCGCCATCACTGACCAGGAGCGCGCCGACCTGATCGGCGTACCCCGTTCCCAGCTCTACCGGTACCGGGCGGGCCGGTTCTCGCCGCAGCTGGCGCTCGCCATGCACATGGCGGAGGTGCTCGGCACCACCGTCGAGCGGCTCTTCGGTGGCGGCAGGCCGTGACCGCGAAGCCACCGCCCCCGCCGCCGAGTAGGCCCCCACCCCCGCCGCCGCGGCCCGCGGCACCAACGACCCCCCCCCCGCCGGCCGGGCCGAAGAAGAACGCCGCCGAGGTGCTCTACCCGGTCGCGGAGGTCGCCGCACTGTGGCGCTGCTCCGTCGACCACGTCTACGACCTGATCGCCCGGGGTGAGCTGCGCACGGTGCCGCTGGGCATCGGTCGGGCCAAGACCCGCGTACCGGCCTCAGCGCTGGAGGAGTTCGTCGCGGCGCGGTCGGCCAAGCCGAAGCGGAGGCGGGCGGCATGAGCACCCTCATCCGCTCGGCCGCGGAGATCCTCGCCGACGTTGAGGCGCACCCCCAGTACGCGCCCTACGACGACCCGGACTGGCTCACACCCGGCCAGGTCATGGCGATGCTCGGCCTCACCCGCGGCCAACTCGACCGTGCCGGGCTGCCCTGGCTGAAGACCCTCGGCGGGCACCGCCGTTACCGCCTCGCCGACGTTCAGACGTACCACCCGACCGCGCAGGGGTGAGCGGTCAGCCGGCGGCCCGGCCTTCCCCCGCGGGCCGCCGGCACCCCCCACAACGACAACGGGGCGTCCGCTGAACCGGACGCCCCAACGGAACGCAAAGGAGTGATCTTCGTGTCCCACGCAGATGATATCGGTCGGCCCGGCGTCGCATCGCTACCCACCCGCATGACCACCTACGAGGTTCGCTGGCTCAACGGCACCGTGGAGCGGGTCACCTGCCGCTGGGTCGATACGCAGCCCGGGGTCATGCACTTCCAGCAGTACGCCTCCGACGGGCCGACCCTGGTCCTGACAGTGTCCAACGCTGAGATCCAGTCAGTGCGGCCCGTATCGGATGACGACGCCGAGGTGACGTCATGACCGCCCCGAACCGGTTCCCGGTCACCGTCACCAGACCGACGCTCAGAGCGCCCGATCCCAGTACCCCGTACTGGCAGTCCGCGCGTGCCCCGCACATCCCGGTGCACCGGCTCGTCGACTGGGAGGGCACCCTGCCCGTCGTGTGCGACCCCGAGGACCCGTGGCGGCCAAGCCAGCGCGGCCACGCCGTCACTGAGCAGTACCTGCTGCAGGCTGAGCCGTTCTGGTGCCGGCGCTGCTGCCGTGATCACTACCCGGCGGCGGTGACGTCGTGAACCGCTGCCAGCACTGCTCCACGGAGGTCCTGCGCGCCGACTCCGCCTGGACCGACCTCGGCGGGCAGACGTACTGCGGCGACGGCATCACCCGCCACGAGGTAGCCAACACCGTCGTGGTCACCAAGTCACCGACGCTCGGCTGGCTGCAGCAGGAACCCTACGAGGATCCCTGGGGTCGTCGCGACATGAGCATGGACCGGGAAGGCCGGTGGGTGATGTGAGCACCGCAGTTGCCGAGGCCAGGCCCGAAGCGTGCCGCTCATGCCAGGCACCGATCATCTGGTGCACGTCCGAGCGCGGGAAGTCCATGCCCGTCAACGCCGAGCCGGAACCCGGCGGGAACCTGCTGCTGAACAGCCCGGGCGGAACCCTCGTCGCGGTGGTCATCTCGGCGGACAAGGCGTTCGGACGCACCGACCTGCACAAGAGCCACTTCGCGACGTGTAAGCAGGCCGCGTCGTGGCGGCGGAAGCGGAGCACGTCGTGAACCCCTACTTCCTCATCACGTCGGGCGTGTGCCTGATCCTGCTGCCCGGCGTCATCGTCGCCACTCGCCGGGCACTGCGCGACGCCGGACGCGAGATCACCTACCCCGTCATTGACGCGGGCGAGCCCCGGCGACCGCGCGGCTACCGGCCGGCGCACCGCCGCCGTACCACCAGCTACATCGGCCGGCCGCAACCCACGCCCAGCGACTTCGCCGACATCGCGGCGGCCAACCCCATCGACGTGGACGTGGCCACCTACGCCGCGCTGTACCTCGTACCCGAGGAGACCCGATGACCCCGTACCTGATCGCCGTCGCCGTGGGCGTGCTCTGCTGGGCTGGCGGCTACCTGCGCGGCTCCCGGCAGCACTTCGCCGAGCATGAGCAAGTCGAATGGGTCAGCGGCCTCACCGCCGATCCGGTGGAAATCGAAGCCATCGTGATCGAGGGGGCGCCCGCGCCCGAGCCGCTGGCCATCGAGGCTGCGCCGGCCGTGACCGCCGCTGGGCTGCCAGTTCGCGAGCCCGCAGCCGAGCCGGAGCCCGTGTACGAAGTGGACGACGCGCAGATGCAGCGCCTGCTGGCGTGGCTGCGTGACGAGTCGCCGCTGACGGTCGAGTTGGCCGAGACGGACTACTGGGCGCCAATCGCGGCGAGCATGGGGCCGCTGCCCGTCGAGCCGGAACTGGAACTGGTCGGTGCGGCATGACGACCTACCGGATGACGTTCGAGCGGATCGGTCGCAGCCGGCCCGAGCCTCTGACCGCGACCGCTGAGCACCCCGAGATCCTGGCGGACGAGATCTTCCGGTACGCGCGGCCACTACTTGCGTCGAGGGACGTCGTGGTCGTCGTGGACATGGAGGCCATGACCGGGAACATCTTCTGTGGCTTCCAGTCCGGAGGCCGGTTCACGATCGCCGAGGTCGCGCCGTGACCGCCGCCGTGGCTGTGCCGGCCGACCACCGCGACGACTGGCCCTGCGATTGGCCCTGCCCGGCGTGCGACGGAGGCGACGATGCCTAGCTTCGCCGCGCCGATCCGGCGCCACGACACCGCCAAGGGGCACAGCTACAAGGACGCCAACGGCGTCCGCGTGCCCGGAGTCACCACCATCATCGGCGACGGGGTACCGAAGCCTGCCCTCATCAACTGGGCGGCCAACGCCACCGCCGAGGCCGCCGTCGACCAATGGGACCAACTCGGGGCGCTTGGCCCCGCGGCCCGGCTCAAGCGGCTGCAGCAGGCCCGCTACGCGGAGAAGGACAACGCGGCCCGCCGCGGCACCGAAGTCCACGCCGCTGCCGAGCAGCTGCTGGCTGGCAAGTCCGTGAAGGTACCTGAGGAGATCGCCGGGCACGTCGAGTCCTACGCCCGGTTCCTCGACGAGTTCCAGGTACGCGCCATCCACGTCGAGTTCTCGTGCGTGTCCTACCGCTGGTCGTACGCCGGTACCGCGGACCTGTTCGCGCATGTCGTACTCCCCGATAAGGGTGCGTGTCGGATGCTCATGGACCTCAAGACCAGCCGGTCGGGCGTCTTCGGCGAAACGGCGCTACAGCTTGCTGCGTACCGGTACCCGGACGTGTGGGTCATCGACGACGAGGAGATCCCGCCGGGCGAGGCCGACTACTGCGCGGCCATCCACATCCGCGGCGACGGCTACGACCTCGTACCCGTCGAAGCCGGACCGGATCAGCACAAGGCGTTCCTGTACGCCGCCAAGGTCGGCCAGTTCGTCGCCGCGTCCCGGGACCTCATCGGGCCGCCGATCATCGCGCCGACCACTAGCACGTTCCGACTCGTCAGGGAGCAGTGATGGGCATCCAACTCACCTGCGACCACTGTGGCCTGACTAACGGAGGTGACCGAGGCATCCTCTATGCCCTCGGTTACGTCACGGCTGAGCGGTCGACCATCGCCGTCGCCTTCTACGAGTACCCGACGCTCCTGCACTGGGGCTGCATTACCGACCACGTACGCCGCCGCGATCAAACCAAAGAGGAGCCACCGTTCTGATGACCGTCGACCTCGCCCGGTTCAACGGCAACGCCGTGGCCACCCTCAGCAGCGCCAGCGACGCCCTGGCCCGCCTCGGCGAATGGGTCACCGCCGCCCAGCACGCCCACGCTCTCGTGGCACCACTCATCGGCACCGCGTTCGTGCCCGAGGCCTACAAGCCGAAGGTCGACCCGCGGGCCACCGAGAAGGAGAGGGCCGCCGCCTACGAAGTTGCCGTGGCTAACGCCACCGCCGCGGTCCTGCAGGGCATCACCCTCGGCCTGGACCCGATGACATCGCTGCAGCAGATCTACATCGTGCACGGCCGGCCCGGCATGTACGCCAAGCTGATGGTGGCCCTGATCCAGGCCCACGGCCATGAGGTATGGACCGAGGACCTGTCCGACACCCGCGCCGTGGTCTGCGGCCGCCGCAAGGGTTCCGAGTACACGGAGCGGATCCCGGTGACGATGGACATGGCCCGCAAGGCCGGCTGGACGTCGAACCCGGCGTACACGAAGACCCCGCAGGACATGCTGTGGGCGCGCGCCGCCGGCCGGGTGTGTGACCGCATCGCCTCGGATGTACTCAAGGGCATCGCGTCGGTGGAGGAGATCCGCGACGAGATCCAGACCACCGCCGAGGTCGGCACGCGCACCGTGTCACCGCGGCGCCGGGCCGCGGCCATCGAGGCGACCACTGTGGAGGATCCGCCGCTGGACGAGCCAGCACCGGCTGCGGCGGCCGAGCCCGAGCGGGCGGCGCCGATGATGACCAAGGCCCAGTCCGGGAAGATGTTCGCCCTGCTGACCGAGCACGGCTACGCCGACAAGGACGCGGCCCTAGCCTTCATTGCCATCGCCATCGGGCGGGAGATCGCCAGCCGGGCCGAACTGACGAAGGCGGAGGCTGCGGTCGTCATCGACAAGCTGGAGGCGTTGAGCGAGCCGCCGCTAGACGACGAGCAGCCGTGGCCCGAGGTCGCCCAGCCCGCTGAGGCGGTGACGGCATGATCCGCGTGATGTCGTGGGACTGGAGGGAACAGCCCGACTTTGACGTACTGGCCGACATCCTCAAAGAGCTGAGCAACCACAAGATCCGCCTCCGCGTTCCCGACACTGAGTCGGATCAGTACGCACTCGTGCTGGCCGACGAGCCGATCGACAACGCGGTTGCGTATGAGGCCTACCACCAGTGGGTCCAGAGTGGCCACTAGCACGCGCCCGGCCGCCACCGTCGCCACCCGCAAGCGCCGTGGCGCCGAGACGCAGCACACCGTCGCCGCGTACCTCGCCGCCAACGGCTGGCCCCACGCCACCGACGCCGGCGCCGGCCGCACCGGCTCGGACATACTCGGCGTCCCCGGGCTCGCTGTGGAGGTCAAGGCCCGCCGCGAGTACAGCCCCCTGGCATGGCTGCGACAGGCGGCCACCGGCCTGGGTCTGCCGCTGTGCGTGCACCGCCCCGACGGCATGGGACCGTCCAGCGTCGCCGACTGGCCCGTGACGCTGCGGCTGTCCGACGCCGTTGCCCTGCTCCGCGCCGCCGGCTACGGCGACCCCGAGGAGGTGCCTGATGTCTGAGACTGAGGCCAGATGGGCGGTGGTGGAGCGCCGGCTCATCGCCATGGAGGACGAGCGGGACGCGGCGCTGCTGGAGGTGGAGAGGCTCCAGCAGGTCATCGACAACGGGCAGAAGATGATCGAGGACCTGCGCAAGGAGCGGGACGAGCTGGTCGGCCAGCTCGATGAGGCCAAGCTCGTCGCCACGGTCTCGGTGGTCTGGGACGGTAGCTCGCTCCGCGAGGCGTTGATTCGTGAGGCTCGGCGTGGGGGGCATCGGCCATGACCAAGCGCCCGCGCTCCGTGGACCGGCGTCTGCCCGTGGACCGCACCCCGGACCGGCCCGCCACACCGCGCACCCACACCGCCGGGCACCGCGACGGGTGGGTAGCTGCCATCCCGCACCCCGACGAGGCTGACCGGGCCGCGGCGAGGGCCTACCTGAACCGCCGGGGCCACGCCGACCTGATCGACATGCTCGGGTTGGCGTCATGAAGCCGCGCCTGCAGCAGTTGCTCGCGCAGTTGGCGACGGCGGTGGCGTCATGACCGTTCCCGACGAGGAAGCCGACCGGCTCGCCGGCATCGCCGCGCAACTGGCCGGCCGGGTCCGCGACGACGACCCGGCCCGCAACGCCGCATGGCTGCGCGCGGTCACCAGTGGGCCGGAGGACTGGTTCAAGCTCTGCCACGTCCTGGCTGCCGCTGTGCCCGTTGATACCTTCTCGTGGCGGCAGCTGACCGCGTGGACGCGACTGCCCGCCGAGCGGCTCGACTGGGCCAACGGAGCAACCCGGCTGCTACGCCCGTGCGGGACATGGGCAGCGGCGAAGCGGCACCGCTACCGCAAGGAGCCGCTGTGCGGGCTCTGCCGGGAGGCTGAGCGGGCCTACGCCCGGGATGCTGGCCGGCGCCGGCTCCAACGCGAGCGAGTTATCCACAGGCCTGTGGATGTGAAACCACGGGCGGCGTTGCGTGAAACATCAGGATCTGACTCGCTCAACGGATGCGACGACGGACGCGGGGTGGCTGCGTGATCTTCTATCTCGGCACGCACATGCCGCACTGGCTCGGGATCCTCGACGTGCCACTGTTCGTCAGTCATCGCCGCCTTGCGGGCCGGCGAACCCTGCCCGTGGCGCGCGGCCCATGGGCGCTGGACTCCGGCGGGTTCAGCGAACTGTCGATGTTCGGCCAGTGGCGTACCAGCCCGACGCAGTACGTGGCCGCGGTCCAGCGCTACGCCGATGAGATCGGGCAACTTGCGTGGGCCGCGCCACAGGACCACATGTGCGAGCCGATCATGCTGGCCAAGACCGGGAAAACTGTGGGTGAGCATCAGCGGCTCACCGTCGAAAACTACGTACGCCTGCGCAGCATGGCGCCACAGTTGCCGTTCGTGCCGGTACTGCAGGGCTGGCGGCTGGACGACTACCGGCGCTGCGCCGATGCGTACGCCCGGGCCGGCATTGACCTGACTGCGGAGCCCACCGTGGGCATCGGTTCGGTCTGTCGACGGCAGGCCACCGGTGAGATCGACGCCATCGTGTCCACCCTGGCCGCCGATGGGCTGAGGCTGCACGGGTTCGGCGTGAAAACGAAGGGCCTGGCTGCGTACGCGCCGAGCCTCACCTCGGCCGACTCGATGGCATGGTCTGTTGACGGCCGGCGCACCGCCGGCTGCGCCCATGGCCGTCCGGCCCTGAATGAGGCCAACTGCCGCTCGTTCGCGCTGGCCTGGCGCGAGCGCGTACTGGCGACCGTTGCGGCACCTAGCCAGCCGGCGCTGTTCACGATGGCGGTCGCCGCGTGAAGACGAAGCCGGCCACACACGTGTACGCCTCCGACGGCATCACACCGCAGCAGGGCGACCCGTGGTGCACGTGCGGGCTGCCCAAGCAGCACCCGGTACACGCCCTGCCCGCCGTGCCGGCCGAGGTGGCGGCGGCAGAACAGCGACGGATGGGAGAGTCGTGAAGATCTACATCGCGGTGATCAACGACCGGCATACGGACACCGAGCCGTACCCGTTCTCCACTGCCGAGGCTGCCATCGGGTACGCGCGCAAGTGCGCTCACGAGTACGCCCGGGATGCCGAGGACGTGGAGGAGGAGCCGCTCGAGGGCTGGCTGTACTACGCCACCTATTCGGGCGAGGGCGACTCGGTGTGGGTTGTGGAGAAGGAACTCGACCAGCCAGGAGAACCCGAGTAAATGACCTGGGTACGCCGAGACGACCAAGCCTCCATCCACCGGAAGGTGGCGCCGTTGGACGACGGCTGCTACCGACTCTGGTCGGAGGCCATCGAATGGTGCTCGCGCAACGGCACCGACGGTCGCATCGGCGCCAAGGAACTGGCCGGGATCAAGCGGGGCACGCCGGCCCGGGCCAAGGTCCTCGTCGCCCAGGACCTGTGGCACGAGGCCGGTGTGCTGTGCGGCAGCGACCGGTGCCCGCCGACCGGCCCGGACGGATGGGTCATCCACGACTATCTGGACTACAACCCGAGCCGTGCGGAGGTGATCGCGGACAAGCGGGCGAAGGCCGAGCGGACCCGTCGGTGGCGCGAGTCAAAGAACGGGAGACAGCCTCGTGACGGTGCCGGTGACGCGTCACAAGACAGTCACGTATCAAGTCGTGACGGGCCTGTGATGCCTCCCCGTCCCGTCCCGCCCCGCCCCGAAGGAAGCGGGGCGGGAACGCCCCGTGCGTTGCCGGCCGCCAGCGTCCTGGCGGCGCGGCCGGCAACGGGCAATGGATCAACCCCAACCGGTGAGCGCTGCCGTGACTGCGGCAACGCCCTGACCAGCAGCTATCACCTCGGCGCATGTCTTCGCGCCACCGCCATCGCGAACGGAGCCGCGTCATGACCCAGCCCACAGAACCGAGCACCGCCCTGGCCGTCCATGCACCCGAACGCCCAGGCCCGGACGGGCTGGGCTACGGCAGGTGCGCCTCCTGCGGCGAGGTCTGGCCCTGCGAAACAACCCGCCGCTCGATCGCCAGCCGGGCCATTCCCGGCAGCGTCATCGTCCCGATCGCCGAGTACGAGCAGCTCGCCGCCGTCGCCGAGGCCGCCCGTGCCTACGCCAACGAGTACCGGTGGCTGTTTGAAGCCGACCGGGACAACGGCGTCGACAGCATCCGTGCCCGTCTCTGCGCCGCCGTGTACGCCCTCGACGATGAGGCCGCGCCGAGCCGGTCCACGCCGCCGGCTCTGATCGAAGCCGCCCGCGCCCTCGTGGCCAGCGAAGCCGCCCGCGAGGACGTGACCGTCGGCGACATCGACTGGATCGCCGCCAACCGCGCCGCCATGGCGGCGCTCACCGCCGCCGTCAACGCCCTGGACGCCCCGGAGACCGACGCCCTGATCGCCGAGATCCAGACCCGGAACCCCGGCATCTCGCCGGCCGAACTGGCCCAGCGGCTGGGTATCACCGATGCCGGCTGACGCGTTCGACGACGAGTTCGCCTCGCTCTGCCACGACCCCGAGGACGTGGAGAGCGACTACGGTCGGGGCCTCGCGGCCGGCTACGCCCGCGCGGTCGACCTCATCCGCGCCGAAGCCAAACGCGCCGACTCGAAGCTGTCCTTGGTCGCGCTCGAGGTCGTCGCCGACTTCCTGGAGGCCCACCGTGGCTGACCTTGAGTTGCGTCGCGGCGAGGAGTTCCGGGTCGGTGGCGACGGCGATGCGTACGTGGTGGCGCACCTCGTGCTCAACGGCGACTGGATCGCGTCAGGGTTCCACGTCCCGGCCGACCGGTTCGAGGCACTGACGACCGCCCTGGACCTGCCAGCCCGGGAGGCCGCCATCCGCGCCGACGAGCGGGCCAAGGTCCTGGCCGGGGTACGCGCCGAACTGGCTTGCCATCGCCGCTGATGAGGAAGACCATCGGGACCGCCCGGGCGGTCATGCATGTTGCTCGTCCGCCTTCGACCTCGCCGACCGGATCGCACCCGACCCGAAGGAGACGACGTGAGCCACTTCCGACTGCGCTGGGCGAAGGCTGGCGGGCACATCCACGTCGACGTTTGGACCGGGACCGAACGGCTGACCACCCACGGTCGCAGCGGGCGGCTGGTCTTCCGCCCGGACGAATGGGAGGACTTCGTTCGATTGCTGCGTGACGCGGCCGGCGCCGGGCAGTTCTCGGCCGTCGAACTCGTGCGAGAGATGTCATGGGCCAACGACGCGGACGCGCAGGACGACGTTGAACGGGCCGCGTCGTGACCCCCACCGAACTGCACGCCTGGGTGGTCGCCCAGTGGCAGGCCAAGCTCGACGTGGCCCGGGCGGCTACACCGGGGCCGTGGGACCGCACGTTCAACGGGCTGCACATGAATGGTTCCGGTACGGCCCGGATCGCCCCGATCACTGGTGGCCCAGCGGTGGTCAACGGGTTCTTCCTCAACGGTGCCGACCCGGACCACATCGTCGTGTTCAACCCCGCGTTCGCCATCGCGGTGTGCGAGGCCGCGCTGCGCCGGCTGGAGCGGCATTCGGCGATGCCGAGCGGACTGTGTTACGCCCACTTCGACGACACGAAGTGGCTTGAGTGCCTTATAGCGCTCGACGACGCCGCGCCGTTCGCCGGCCAGCCCGACTTCCCGGAGGAGCTGAAGCGCCCATGACCGAGCCAACGTACGAGCCGCCGGAGTGCGCCCTGCGCTTCATCTCGCCTGCTGGCAGCGAGGTCTCGATCGAGTGGGCAACCGGCCGTCCATCCGCGAGCGATCTGTTCGACGGCGCCGCGCTGCTGATGCGGGACTGGGCCGGCGCGCTGACCGTCCCCGACTCGGCGGCCCAGGCCATCCGCGTTCTGGCGGAAGCCACGAAGCGGCGTGACGAAGCCGTCAGCGAGGCTCTGCGGCTGGCCGAGGACTTGGCCACGGCCCGCGCATTGCTCAAGCGGGTAGTGCCCTATGTGGACCGCCTTCCGAACGAGTTGCAGGAGGCGCTGGCGACTTGGTCATGGCTTCCGGAGGCGCCGTGACCGAGCACCGGTGCGTCGTCTGCCCACAGCTACGCCTCGGCGAGCCCCGCCACTACGAGCGGGCCCACGTCTGCGAGGGCTGCCGCGCCCGGCTGAGCGCCCTGCTCGTCGAGGTCGGCGACAACACGGCACTGCTGCCCCGCGAACTCCTGCGCGGCGCCAGCCACGAACAGCGCGTCAGCGGCTCCAGAGAGGCGCCGCTGCCGTTCAAGGTCGACGCCCTGGACCTGCTCATGCCCGCCCACGCCGGCACCGTCCACGACGCACACGGCGACCAGACCGGGTACCTGTCCGTGGCCACCGTGCTCGACGCGTGGGCGCGGGACTGGTGCCAGGTCCGCGACCGCAGCGAACGCCGACCCATACCCGCGGTGTCCGAACTGGTCGTGTGGCTGGGCAACCGCACCGAATGGGCCTGCGACCACCACCCCGCCGTCGACGAGTACGCCGCCGAACTGCACGGGTTGGCGCGGGTGCTGCGCGGCATCGTCGAACCCGGCGACCCCCGGCCGCAGCGCTGCGAAGGCGTGCCCTGCCGAGCATGTGACTTGCTGTGCCTCTACCGCGTCACCGACGGCACCGGCGACGTCGAATGCCGCAACCCCGCCTGCCGCACTGTGTACCGCGCCGACGAGTACCACCGCTGGGTGGCGCTGGTCGCGGCGTCGGCCCGCACCCCGAGGATGGAGACCGCATCGTGACCGACGACGAAGCGGTACTCAAGATGCTCGCCGGAGCCAGCTTCGGACCCGGTTCAAAGGTTGTCCTGCCCTCGGGTCGAGCAATCGGCGGCGACGAGGCACAAGCGCTGTCGAGTCTCTACGCCCCGGCGGCGGGATCCCAGGAAGGACGAGTCATGAGCGACGACCTGGTCACGTGGCTGCGCGCGCAGCTGGACGACGACGCCCGGCCAGCTCAGGCCACCCTCGACGAGGGCCCGATGCACGAGCCCAGCAGCCGCGACGACGAGGGGCGGTTGGTCATCGGAGACCGGGCCATCAACGTGTGGGCGACCACGCATATCGGCCGTTGGTCGCCGGCCCGCGTGCTGGCCGAGGTGGCAGCCAAGCGGGCGATCATCGACGGATGGCGGGATCCGGCCACCGTCCGGCGCCTCCCGGCCGGCATTTACGACGGGCGCGATCAGGACGAGGTAGAAGCCCAGCTCAGCATTGCGTACGCCGTTGATCGGGTCGTCCGCCTGCTGGCCCTGCCCTACGCCGACCGGGCCGGGTTCAGGGAGGAGTGGCGACCATGAGCTACGACATTTCGCTGATGATGGACACCGGCGGCCCCGAACTGGTCATGGTCGAGTCGTGGAACTACACCAGCAACTGCGCCCCGATGTGGCGCTTGGCCGGCGCCGACCTGGCCGACTTCGAGGGCAAGACCAGCGCCGAATGCCTGCCCAGCCTCAAGGCCGCGATCAACGTCATGGCCGGCGACCCGGCGCGCTTCAAGGCCATGAACCCGCCTAACGGCTGGGGTGACTACGACTCGCTGCTGAAGGCTCTGACGGAACTCGCGGAGAGCATGTCCAGGAATCCGCTCACCGTCGTGTGCGTATGGCGATGACCGCGTGGCTAGGTTGACCATGACCTGCGCGGACTTTACGCTTACGGCCAAGTTCACCATGCCCACACCACGGGACGGCGGTGAGCTTTCGTCGTGTACGAGGACTTCGACGCGCTGCTCCCAGCGTCCCTCGCCGCCCGGAGGGCCAACGTCAGCCGCCAGTTGGTCAACTACTGGCGCCGTACCGGCAAGCTCCAGCCCGTCGCTGTCGACCAGCGTGGCCGGCCCCTGTACCGCCACGGCGACGTCCTCAACGTGGAACGCGCCACCCGACGCAGCCCCCACTCACACCGAACGGCGGTGACCGCGTGACCATCACCGCCGTGGAGACCTGCGACGACGAGTCCCCCGCCGCGTTCCTGGCTCGCCTTGGCACCGACGGGCAGGTATGGGCGCGCGAGTTCGTCGCCCGACACGGCGGAGATGAGGGCCTCATGCTCTCGTGGTTCGCCAACGCCATCGAAGCCGGCCGGTCCGCTGGATTGCGACGCGGTCACGCGACGGCGGCCCGAGCGTGAGCATCACCTTCAGCGGGCCGACCACGTTCGCCGCCGGCTCGGTCACCATCACCATCACCCAGGACGCGGCCGCCATCATCACGCCCATCCTCGCCGCGATCGCGGCATCCACCACAACCACAGGAGCACGCATGTCCCAGCTCGACGATGAGATCAGCCAGATCCAGGCCGCCGAGGCCGGCCAGACCGCCAGCCTCGCGCGGCTGATCACCGACTTCGAGAACGCCGGTACGCTGACCCCCGCGCAGCAGGACGCCCTCGACGCGATCAAGCAGCACCTGGTGGACAACCAGACCCAGATCGACGCCGTCGACCCGGCCGCGCCACCGACCGCCTGAGCCATGGCGCTGCGGCTCTGCCTGGGTAACGACGGGCAGAGCTGCACCCGGCTCACTGACCATCCGGGCAGCAGGTGCCCCGAGCATCGGCACCAGCGTGAACGAGCACGACCCTCCGCTCGAGCCCGAGGTTACGACTACCGGCACGACATGCTGCGCGCCCTGCTCCTGCCCCTCGCCTACGGCAAGGACTGCCCACGCTGCGGCAAGCCCATGCTGCGTGGTCAGGACCTCGACCTCGGCCACCCGGACGACAGGCCCCGGTCCAGGTGGCCAGGCAGCCGAGCCGATCGCATCGAGCATGCTCACTGCAACCGCGTCGCTGGAGCAAGCTGACTCAGACCAGTGTCACGCTACGTGACCTCACGTTGATTACGTAGCGTGAAGTTGCCCGGGCCAGGCCCCGGGGGGGCCGGTGGGCGACGTGAAGTTTACGCAGGTCAACGGACCGCTGGGCCACCCTCCCCGCAAAATGTACGATTTGCCCGGCCCTTATTCCACTCTGGACTGTCCACACAGGACATGACGCTACGTGACGTGACTACGGATCGTGACGGGAGGTAAGTCATGCCCGGTCGATACCCGTCGATGGATCCCGTGCGTCGCAACGCCCGCGTCGGCCCGCTGATGCTGCCCGCCAAGGGCCGCACGGGCGCGCCCCCCGCCTGGCCCCTGCCACGGGCCGCCAGCGCAGTCGAAAAGAAGGTCTGGGCCAAGGCTTGGGCCACTCCGCAGGCCGTAGCCTGGGAAAACCTGGGCTGGATCGCCGCGGTGGGCCGCTACTGCCGGCTCATGGTCGAGGCCGACCAGCCTGGCGCGGCCTCGTCGCTGCTGGGTGAGCTGCGTCAGCTCGAGGATCGCCTGGGCCTGACCCCGGTGGCGATGCGGCGCCTGTTGTGGGTGATCGCCCCCGACGAGGTAGCGGCCAAGCGCGACGAGTCGAAGGCGCAGAGCGCCCGCCAGCGCCTGCGTGCGGTCGACTCGGCCTGACATATGCCCTGGCGCGGCCCCAACGAGCCAGGCGAGTTCCCCACCCTGGGCTACGACGTCGGCGAGTGGATCGAGGCGCATTGCGTCATCCCCGACGGGTACCGGATGGGTGAGCGCTACGTCCTGACCGATGAGATGTGGCGCTTCCTGATCAACTTCTACCGGCTGTACCCGCACGCCGCGCCCTGGCCGGCGCCGGATGCGCTGCGCTACACCGGCGGGCAACTGCGACGGGTTCAGAAGTGGGGCAAGGACCCGTTCGGCGCGGCTATCATCTGCGCCGACGCACTCGGTCCGACCCGTTTCGACGGCTGGAACGCCGCCGGCGAGCCGGTCGGGAAGCCCTACCCGTCGCCGCTGATCGTCTGCCTGGGCACGTCCGAAGACCAGACGGACAACACGTGGCGGCCGCTTTTGTCGATGATCCGGCGCGGTCCGCTGATCGACATCTCCGGCATGGATGCTGGCCAGACCCGCATCGAACTGCCCGGCGGCGGCCGCATCGAACCGGCGACGACCTCGGCGAAGGCGCGCCTGGGTGCCCCGATGACGCATGTGAACATCACCGAGTCGCACCTGTTCACGCTGCAGGGCGGATACCGGCGTGTGGCCGGCGCCGTCAAGCGCAACGTGGCCGGCATGGACGGGCGCTGGCTCGAGCTGACGAACGGCTGGGATCCGACGGAGGGATCCGAGGCGCAGGTCACCGCCGACGCCAAGGACGAGCGCGTCTACGTCGACACGGTCGAGCCGCACCGGGTTGCCGACCTGTCCAACACCGACGAGGTCTACGCCGAACTACTGCGCCAGTACGGCGACAGTGCCCGGGAGCGTGGCGGCTGGGTCAACGTGCGCGGCCGGATCCTGCACGAGGTCCAGTCGATCCGCCACCTCGAGGCCGACCGGCGCCGGTTCTTCCTGAACGAGATCGTCGTCGGCCAGTCCGTGTTCGTGGATCCGGTCCGTTGGGACCTGGCCGCCGTCGAGGACCAGTTGCGCCCGGGTGAGCCGATCGCGCTGGGTTTCGACGGGTCGAAGTACCAGGACGCCACCGCGTTGGTCGCGTCGCGGATCTCCGACGCGCGCCAGTTCCTGTTGGGCATCTGGGAGAAGCCCGAGCATGCGCTGGGCTGGCGGGTGCCCTCGGCGGATGTGGACCGGCGGGTGCGCGACGTGTTCGCGGCCTACTCGGTGACGTACCTGTTCGCCGACCCGTACCGCTGGCAGGACTACCTCGACGCGTGGTCGGCGGACTTCCCGGACAAGGTGGTCGAGTTCCCGACCAACGTCGAGATGCGCATGGACGTGGCCATCGAGCGCTTCACGACGGCGTTCGGGGCCGGGGAGATCACCCACGACGGCAATGAGCGCCTGGCCTGGCACATGAAGAACGCGGTGTTGGTGAAGGGTTCGCGCAAGAAGCCCCGCCCGGGCGCGGAGAACGGCGAACTGCCGACGCACTACATGAAGATGGCCAAGCGCGGCGACGGCCAGCTCATCGACGCCGCGGTGGCCTCGGTGCTGGCACACGCCGCGCGCGGTCAGGCCATTGAGGACGGCGCCCTGCTGCCGCCGGAGCCGGTACAGCAGTTCTTCGCCTCATGGCGCTGATGAACGTGAGGGGGGGCCGGTGACCACGCTCGACGAACTCCTCGACGACCGCCTCGACGGGATCACCACGCAGGCCCGCGAAGTCGACTTCGGTCGCGCCCTGCTGGCCTTCGCCGCGCTGATCCTGATGTGGGTCGGGCGCATCGCCGGCGCCGCGGTGATGGCCCTGGCGTGGTCGTATGTGGCGGTACGCACCGGCTACCGGGACGTTCGTCCGCCCCGCCACGCCAGGCGGTAGCCGGTGGCCTCAGCCCTCGAGCGGGTCAACGCGGCCTGGGCCACCCGCGGCGCCGGTGGCGATGTCGAGCGCCGGTTCAACATCGACGGCTGGGTCAGTGACTACCTGCTGCCCGCCAACCAGGTCACGTTCGGCGGCAACACCTACCCGTTCGGCCTGAACCAGACGTTCCTGGGCACCCGCACGCAGGAGATCTCCTCGACGCTGCCCGGGTATCTGGCGGCGCTGCGGATGTGTCCGCCGGCCTTCGCCGCGCAGATGGTCCGGGCGCTGGTGCTCAGCCAGGCCCGGTTCATCTTCCGCAACAACCGCACGTCCCGCACGCCCGGCCGCACGTTCGGGTCCTCGGCGTTGGCCCCGCTGGAGACGCCGTGGCCCAACGGCACCACCGGCGAGCTGTTGGCCCGGATGGAGTGGCACGCCGGCCTGGCCGGCAACGCCTACGTTACGAACCGCCAGGCCGGCCGGCTGCGGGTGCTGCGCCCCGACTGGGTGGTCATCGTCTACGGCTCGCAGCAGGAGCCCGACGACGCCGCACACGCCCTCGACGGGGAGATTCTCGGCTACGCCTACTGCAACGGGGGCATCTCGCAGGGCCGCAACCGGGTGATCACCCTGCTGCCCGACGAGGTGGCGCACTGGTCACCGCTGCCCGATCCGGAGGGCGCCGGGATCGGCATGTCGTGGATCACGCCAGCGGTGCGCGAGATCCAGGGCGACCGCGCCGCGACAGACCACAAGCTGCAGTACTTCGCCAACGGGGCCACGCCGAACCTGGTCGTCAAGGGCGTCACCGCGGCCAGCCGCGAGCAGTTCGACGAGATCGTCGACGCGATGGAGTCCAAGCACGCCGGCCTGCGCAACGCGTACCGCACGCTCTACCTGGCAGCCGGCGCGGACGCCACAGTGGTCGGGTCGAACCTGGCCGACCTGGACCTCAAGAGCGTCAACGGCTCGGCGGAGACGCGGATCTCGATGCTGTCGCGGGTGCACCCGACGATCCTGGGCGCCTCGGAGGGCCTGAGCGGCTCGTCGCTGAACGCCGGCAACTTCTCCTCGGCCCGGCGGATGTGGGCCGACTCGTGGATCTACCCGACGCTGCAGGATGTCGCCGCTGCCCTGGCCCCGCTGATCCGGGTGCCCTCAGACGCCGAGTTGTGGACCACGACGGCGGACATGCCGATCCTGCGCGAGGACGCCAAGGACGCCGCCGACATCGAGCAGGTCAAGGCCACCACGATCAACACGCTGGTGACGGCCGGCTTCACCAAGGACTCAATCATCGCCGCGGTGATGGCGCAGGACATGTCCCTGCTCGTCGACTCGGGTCTGGTGTCGGTGCAGCTGCAGCCTCCCGGCGCGGCAGCGGTGCCTGCCGAAGTTGGTGGTGTTGTCGGCCCAAAAGTCCCGCCTCCGCCGGCTAGGGCGATCGAGCGTCGTAAGTTCAACCCCGACGAACCGCGCATCCCCGGCGGCCCTCACGGCGGCGAGTGGAGCCACGCGGGCGCCGATATCAAGAAGGCACTCAGGGACGTCCTTACGGGCCAAGATGCCCTCGACGCCGCGCCGGCCACATACAGGTCTGGCCCGGATGCGCATTCCGGCCATTACGAGGGCGCGGTATTCGACGCACCGCTCGGAGCCGGTAACGAGCAAGCACTCGCCGAATACGAGGGCGTCGAGTACCAGAAAACAAACCAGTACTTGCGCGGTGGGTTCCGAGATGTCAAGCCGTTCGAGGGCGATGCCCCGGAGTTTCTCGCCGGCACTCCTGAACGGATCGCCGAGATCGACAAGACGATGGCTGTGTCGCGGCTCACGCATGACGTGGAGGTCAGTCGAGCTGTCAAGAGCGGCCGAGACACCTTCGGTCCGGCCTGGCATGAAGGTGTTATCAACGCGGCCACCACAGATTTCGACGAGCAGGACCGTGAGTATGAGCGGTGGCTCGCTGGCGAGCGTCCGGATCTGACTGGGTTGACGTGGCGCGAGGACGCCTACGTCTCTACGTCCGCGGACCCAGTTCACACGGAGGAGTTCGGCAAAAACTGGGCACAGCTGGCCAAGGAGATGCCCGGCAGCGAAGGCGAGCCGATAATCATGACGATCCGGGTGCCCGCCGGTACCGGCGCGATCCAACTCGGCGACATTGGCTGGACCACCCTCCCCAATGGCAGGAGGATTATTGGCTCGGCAGAGCTGATGCTGCAACGCGGCCTGATCATGCGGGTCGTCGCTGACCATGGTGTTGATGACAAGGGCTTCCGACGCCTCGACGTAGAGGCGACCCATGGTAGCTAAGACCGCCGAGGAGCGAGCGGCTGAACGCATGGTGGCGGACTATCCCGTGCCGATTCTCACGTCGCCGAAGGGAAAGCGGCAGACCGTAAATGGTCCGGTCGGTATGCGTCCGCCAAAGTTCCGACCCGCGCCGCCGGCGGCGCGTGGCGCGGAGGAGGACGATGACGAAGACCCGGACGAAGCCACCGCGGCCCTGATCGAAGCGCTGGCTTGGTTCGACGAGCCCCAGTCCGACACCAGGGACGCCGCATTCGAGTCCAAGCATCACCGCGGCCCGGGTGGTCGGTTCGCCACGATGGTCGATCGGCTCGTCAAGGCGATCGCCGAGCACAAGGCCGGCAAGGGCAAGGGCAAGGGCAAGGGCCACCCGTTCGACGGCTTCGACCGGGAGCAGCTGCGCCGCGCGGCCAAAGCCCGCGGAATCACGCTCAAGCGCGGCGAGGACCGCGACTCGATCGCGGCGAAGCTCCTTGCCGACCTCGGCGAGCCGGACTCGCTTAGTCCGGGCAAGCCCAAGGTGAAGAAGTCGGTAGCGTCGCCGAAGCGCCGCGAAGGCAGCCGTCGGATCCCGGGCACAGATCTTCTCGAACAGATTGCTGCGGACTTTGACGGTGAGAGCAAGGTTGAATACGAGGGACGCCGCCGCAAGGCATACGACACCCCCTATGACCTGCAACTCGCGGAGATCGGCCGACGGCAGGGCGGCTTCGCCAACACACCGAGTGTGGCGACCCGCGACGAGATGGACAGCGTCATCACCAAGGGCTGGATTGAATTGTGGCGTGGTGTGACACCTAAGGGGAACGCCACAGCCGCCGATATCAACGGCGACTTCCGTGACGGCCCATACAAGCCGGGCCGGGGCATCTACGGCAACGGATATTACACATCGGTGAGGCGTGTCACGGCCGAGGGTTACCGGGGGCGTGACCCGAAAGGCAACCTTCCGGCCAGCGGCAAGGGCGACTTCACCCTCGACGATCTGGAGGGGACGGTTGAACCAGACACCCTTCTCCGTCTCGCCCTAGATCCAAAAGCGCGTGTCGCCGACTACGACGAGATGAAAGCCGAATCGGGGCGCTGGCTCGGTGAAGCCGGGTGGGCGAGCCCAGCGGTGGCGATATTCCTGGATGTGGGCCGCTATGCCGCTACCCGAGGCTATGACGCGATGATCGTGCGTGGTCACGCGGACGGATCGCTCTATCCCGGGTGGGAAAGAACCTTCGACGATGACAACACTGGCGGCCTGGGCCATGCCGACCAGTACGTCATCTTCAATCGGTCGGCGGTTATGGTGCAACGCATGGAGGATGAGCCGTGACACCGGATCTGTCGCGCCGCGCCGCCCGCGCGATGGATGTCGGCGCAGCCAATCCCGAGGAACGCGAAACCATCATCACCGCAGTAGAGCGGGCTCAGACCTTCGACGATCTCCCTGAGGCCGTACAACGTCTCATTCTTAGGCTAGAGCAGCCTCCCGGGCAGGCGACCACTCAGCGGAGGTGAACCGGTCCGCTCCGGCCGTCACCGCCAGCGTCCCCCAGTGCGCTAGGGAACGCCCACCCGTTCATCAAGTCGGTTTGTTCCGGAGGTGAACCATGACCTCCGCCGATCAACTGCGCGACTCCGACCAGCTGCGCCTGCGCGGCATCACCACCCTCGAGCAGCGCGGCGTCGCCGGCCACGACGTCACCCCAGGCCACGACCAGCTGCACCACTACTGGGTGGCCGGTGAGGGTCTGGCGAAGTGGAAGACGTGGCGTGAACTGGTTGCCCACCTGGTCCGTCACGTCGGACCGATCAAGGCCAAGACGTACGCGTCCGCGTGGTTCCACGAGCGGTACGGCTTCTGGCCCGGCGACGACAAGAACCGGGTCATGAACGGCAAGCCCCCGCGCGGGCACAGGATCGGCCCGGGCTGATGGCCACCTTCGCCGGAGCCACCGTGTCCGACACGGACGCGCTGCGGCTACGCGGCGTCGAAGTGGCACCGTGGCGGCCGACGCAGTTCCGCACCGAAGCTCCCGACGAGATGGTCGACGTCCTGATCTGGGCGTTGGCCGAGTTCGCCGGAGAGCACGACGAGGACCGGTCCGCGTTCGCCGAAGCGAAGCATCCCCGCAACCCCAAGGGCTCGCCCGGCGGCGGCCGATTCAAGTCGATCGCCGACCGGGTCGTGGCAGCCCTGGCCGACCATCACGCCGGCAAGGGCGACGGCGATCCGCTCAAGGACTTTAACCGCGAGCAGGTCCGCAAGGTCGCCAAGGCCCGCGGCATTGAACTGCCGCGCGGTGCCAGCGAAGCGCACATCAAAAAGGCGCTGATCGATCACGCGGCACCGAAGGGCAAGACGAGGCCTACTCCCAAGAAGGCACCGCCGAAGAAGCTCGACGCCCCTTCGGGCACATCAAGGTCGACTCATCTTGAGGGTGAAGCGGCCCTAAATTCAGTTCCCGTCAAAGCGAAAATCAACGCTAACAATTCTGACCCGTCCACCTGGCGGGCCACCGGTTTTGACGGGTTACCAAAGGCCGACCGCGAAGCGGTTGCGGCGGTGACCAAGTACCTGCGGTCGCCGATGTTCACCAACAAGCGCCTCCGCACGCCCGATGCGCCACTGCACGAGCAGAGCATCCAGGAACTGCTTGGTGGCGCGGTTGACACCAAGAAAGCCGCGGAGGCGGCGGCCCAGGCCGATCGGCATATAAGCGCCCTGGACCGAGTGATGGACCAGTCTCGCCTGCCCGAAGGAATCGTGACGTACCGAGGCATCCGACTGGCGGCTCTAGCCGATCTCCCTGATACCGCCGTAGGGCATAGCTGGACCGACCCCGGCTACTCCTCAACCTCGACGGATGCGAAGGTTGCCGCCCACTCATTCGGAGGCAAGGGCGCCGCAGTGCTGCGGATTACCGTTCCACAGGGCACCCCGGCACTACAGCTCGGTGGCCTTGGCGAGTCTGAGGTGCTCCTCGGTAGAGGGTTGACCTTCCGCGTTACGGCCGACCACGGAGTCGACGGCACCGGTGCCCGCCGCCTCGACGTCGAGGCGGAACTAGTCGGCGGTCCCGGCAAGCCTTCCGCGCCGTCACCGACGAACACGGGAACAGGCAGCCGCCTACCACTGGCGGAGTTGGGCAAGAAGACGCCGGTCCATACGCGCCAACTCGGCGGCGGCCAGCAGGGCGACACGCGCCTGTTGACCTACGACGACGGGACGAAGGTCGTTGAGAAGATCCTCGGCCCTCGAACGGGGGATCCTCCGGCCCAGGTTCGCCATATGGTCGACGCGGAGCGGCTGGGTTCCAAGGTGCTCGACGCGGTCGGGGTCCGCGCGCCCGAGACCATCTCCACCGGAAAGGGCCGCCTGCTGATCGAGCACCTGGACGGGCGGGTCGGGGTCGAACTCGCCACCAAGAAGCGCGAACCTTGGATCAACTCGCAGGAGGGCCGCCGGCTGGGTCTGGCGGATGTTCTGATGGCCAACCAGGACCGCAACCCAGGTAACTGGATGGTCCTCACCGATGGCCACCTCGCGGGGATAGACCACGGCGAAGCATTCGGCGCCGTGAAGAACTGGCAAGAACTGGACTCTCCGTTCACCCGCTACATCGTCGAGTTCGATGAGGGTGACATCCAGTTCGACCGCAAGGAGTTTGCCCAGATCCGGACGCGGCTGACGGCGTTGCGTCCCGACTTTGTCGAGGCCAGGCGGACAGGTTGGTATGACGCGATGATGCGGCGCTTGGCTGCCATTGAGAAGCGTCTCGCATGATCAGACAGCTCCGGTCAGTGAAGACCGACGACATACTCGGCGAGATCGCGGTCAATGGCGGCGGCCAGGTCACCTATCAGGGTGAGGCAGGCGACGTCCTGTCCAAGTTGGTGGCCCGCGACGGCCCAGATGACGTGATGAAGAACGGCTGGTCTAACGGCTATCTGTACCTCGCCGGCCCAATCGGACCGGGCTGATGGCCGACTACGACCGAAGCCTGGACCTGCTGATCGGCGAGGGTCGCATGTGGCAGGCCCGAAGACCACCCCAAGGCCAAGGCCGGTACCGCGATCGGTGGCCAGTTCGTCAAGGCCGGATCCAGTGCCCCCGCCACGAAACCCGCCGCCAAGCCGGCGGCGAAGCCGGCAGTCAAAGCGGCCCCGACCAAGGCTCCGGCGAAGAAGGCCGCCCCGCCCGCGAAGGCCAAGCCGTCGACGAAGCCAGCCGCCCACCACGGCGCCGGCAAGCACCACAAGCCGCTGCTGCAGGTCGGCGCGAACAACGACCCTGCCCGGGTCAAGGAGCTCCAGGGCCTGCTGCGTGACCTGAAGCTCGGAAACGTTGGCGTCGACGGGAAGTTCGGCCCGCAGACCGAAGCCGCCGTCATGGCCGCTCAGCGCAAGCTCGGCATGAGCCCCACCGGTCACGCCTCGGCCACGTTCGTCCGCAAGCTGCAGACCGCCAAAGCCCTCTCACCGTGCCTATCCGCCAAGAGAGGGGCTGCCGTGACACTGCTGGAGACCCGCAGCGGCACCGAGTACCGGCGCGTCATCGACGGCCCACAGATCCGGGCGTTCGACTTCGCCTCCACCGTCGCCGGCGACGGACGCACGCTGGAGGGCTACGCCGCCGTGTACAACGTGCGGGCCCGCATCCGAGCCCAGGGCGGCGACTTCGACGAGGAGATCCTGCCCAAGGCCTTCGCCCGCAGCATCAAGGCGCGGCTGCCGGTGATGCAGTTCGAGCACGGACAGGACCCCCGCGTCGGGCGCGTACCCATCGCCGCGATCCAGGACCTGTCCGAGGACAGCCGCGGCCTGCACGTGCGCGCCCGCCTGTTCGATAACCCCGTCGTCGAACCGGTACGGCAGGCCATCGCCGAAGGCGCCATCAAGGGCATGAGCTTCCGCTTCCAGGTGCCCGAGGGTGGCGACAGCTGGGCTCGACGCACCGGAGACGTGGACCTGCGCCAGATCGCCGACGCCGACACCAGCGAACTCGGACCCGTGGTGTTCCCCGCCTACGACGCCACATCCGTGTCGGTGCGCTCCATCCTGGCGCAGCTGGGCGCCGACGAACGCGCGGCACTGGTCCGCGAGCTGGCAGCCGAAGTCCGGCTCGCCGTGGACCTCACAGACCTCACCGGGCGGCCAAGCACGCGGAGTGCCGGCGGCGGTGACGCACCACCCGATCCAGATGAAGAGGACGACGACGACGAGCTCGGGGACGAGGAAGTACCCGTCGAGCCGGAGCCGGAACAGACCAGCCGCCAGCGCCTGGATGAAGGCGCACTCCGTGTACGAGGAATCCTGAGGTAACCACCCATGCCCGAGCTTGAGATCATGCCGGAACTGCGGGGCAAGCACGTCGAGGACATCGGCGAGGCCACCCCCGAAGAGATCCGCGGCATGACGCCCGATGACCTGCAGCGCTTCGTCGAGGTCCTCGACGCCCACCTGCGCAGCATCCACCAGACCGACGACGGCGAACTGCGCGACAAGTCCAGCGCCGAGCAGACCGCATTCAACTATGGCCTGAAGCTGCGCGACCTCGCGATCACCCGCATCGACGAGCACCGCGCCGTCCAGGAGGTCTTCCGCCGCCGGCCCAAGGCCGTCGAGTCGGCGCTGCTCAACATCCAGCGCAACCCCAACGACGCCTACGGCGACGTGCGGCGCATGACCACCCCCGAGGCGCGCGACCGTGCCCTGCGGCTGCTGGATGACCGCAACTCCGCGGCGCACCTGCGCTCGGACCAGAAGGACGAGATCGAGCGGCAGATCCGCACCTCCACCGACATCGCCCGGCGGATCCTCGTCACTGAGACCGAGGCCTACCGCGACGCGTGGATGAAGCTCGTCACCAACCCGCACGCGGCCGGCCTGCTCGACGACGAGGAGCGCCAGGCGGTACGGGCCTACAACGAGTACCGGGCCGCATCCGAAGGCACCACCACCGCCGGTGGGTTCGGGATTCCGGTATTCATCGACCCATCCATCATAATGACAGCCCAGGGCAGCGGGAACCCGTTCTTGACCCTGGCCCGTCAGGTCGACATCAACACCAACATCTGGAAGGGCGTCTCCAGCGCCGGCGTCAGCTGGTCGTTCGACACGGAGGCCTCCGCGGTCTCCGATGACATGGCCACGCTGGCCCAGCCCACCGTGACCGTGTTCATGGCCCGCGGGTTCATCCCCTACTCGATCGAGGTCGGCCAGGACTACCCCGGCTTCGCCAGCGAGATGCAGACCCTGCTCACCGCCGGCTACGACGAGCTGCTCGTGGACAAGTTCACCCGCGGCTCCGGCACCGGCGAACCCAAGGGCATCCTCACCTGCCTGAGCGCCAACACCAACGTGCGCGTGCGCGCGGCCACCAACGTCGGCGCGATCTCGGCGGCGGACCCGTACAACCTGTGGCAGGCCGTCCCGCAGCGCAACCGGCGCAATGCGAGCTGGCTGATGAACGTCTCGCTCAACAACGCCATCCGCCAGCTCGGCACCGCCAACGTGTACCACGCGTCGACGGTCAGCCTGCCCGAGGGCGCCGTGGAGATGCTGTTCAACCGGGGCGTCTACGAGTCGCCGTACATGCCGTCGCTGACCACCACGACCTCGGCGACCGAGGGCTACGTCATCGCCGGGGACTTTTCCAACTACGTGATAGCCAGGCGCGGTGGGATGTCGGTAGAATTGATCCCGCAGATATTTCAGCAGGCGACAGCGGGTAGTGCATATGGTATGCCAACCGGACAAAGAGGCTGGTTCGCGTACTCGCGTATCGGTGGAAGTAGTGCAAATGACCTCGGCTTCAGGCTGTTGGTCAACACCTGAGACATCTGTGATAAGCTCAGCGGCATAAGGGACGGCGAGGAGCGCGAACTCCTCGCCGTCTGCCGGAACACCTATCTGAGAGGTGCCCGACGTGGCACACGCTATCTGTTCTGTGGAGAACTGCGACAAGATCGCCGCGAAGACCGGCCTATGTCACGCCCACTACCGTCGGAATCGGCTCGGCCGGCCGATGGACGCGCCGGTCCGGGCATGGGGCGTACGGGAGCCCTGCTCAATTGCCGGGTGCGAGAAGCCGCAGAAGTGTGTGGGCATGTGTCCTGCCCACTATCGTCGGCACCGCCTCGGCGAGCCCCTAGAGACTCCAGTGCGCCGGCGGTCGCCCGGGAGCTTATGCACCGTGGATGGATGCACAAGGCCGTACCGGGCAAGCGGGCTTTGCTCAATGCATTGGCAGCGGATGAAGCTGACGGGCATCATTGGCGGCGCCGCATCCCAACTGGCGCCAGCAGGCACCGGCTACGTCAACCCCGACGGCTACCGGGTCTTTCGATCCAACGGAGCGAACATCTTCGAGCACCGCCTCGTCATGGAGCGATTGCTCGGGCGCCCGCTTCAGCCGTTCGAGAACGTGCACCACAAGAACGGCCAGCGCGCCGACAACCGGCCCGCCAACCTTGAGCTCTGGGTCGTACCTCAGCCTTACGGCCAGCGTCCCGAGGACCTCGTCGAGTGGGTAGTAGAGCACTACCCGGATCTGGTCGCCGCCGCCCTGGCGGCACGGAAGGAATAGACATGGCCGAAACCAAGACCGCCGACCCGAAGCCCGTTGGCTCCGCGGCTCAGAACACCACCACCGCGAACCCGACGGTCAACGACTCGGTGTCGCTGCCGCTGTCGGGCCGGCCGTTGCTGGCCGGGGAGTCGAGCGACCCGACGGTGCACAAGCTGCTCGCGGACAAGCAGTCGCACCAGTTGGTCCGGGACACCCTGGACCCGCCGGTCGTCGACAAGAAGCAGCTGAAGGACGTCGACCTGGCGATCGCCGACATCGACGACCAGCTCGCCGAGCTCGGGTTCGAGCAGCCCTCGCAGGAGGAGCGCAAGGCCGCCCTGCAGCAGGCGGCGACCGATGCCGCGAAGAAGGACGAGGACGCCCAGAAGCGGCGCGCCGACCGCGCGAAGGCCGCCGCCGAGAAGTAGTAGCAGTCGCCCTCGTCTGATCGTCGAGGGAAGGGAGCCCCGGACAACCCAGGTGTCCGGGGCTTCCGCCTACCTGGAGGAGGAACGCAATGACGCAACCGATGGGCGATCCGTGCCCGGTGTGTCGCCGGATGGACGGCGGCCACGACAAGGCGATGCACGACGCGGCCGACCAGGGCATCACGACCTACCCGGGCGGTGGCAAGTGAGCGCCGCCGACAACGTGGTGTACGCGAAGGAGACCGCCGCCGTGGCGATGCCGACCGGCGACGTCGTGGCGATCCGTCGTGGTGATCGCTATGACGCGGACGCCCCAGTGGTGCTGCGCTGCCCGGGCTTCTTCACCACGGACGCGCGTGTGGGCCTGGACGACGTGGAGCAGGCGACGGCGGCGCCGGGTGAGCGCCGGAACGTGCGTCGTGGCTGACCTGACCGACGAGATTCTGTCGTGCCCAGCCTGTTACGACATGGCACACGACGAGATGGTTGATCGAGACACCTGCGACGAGCATGCCGGCAATGCCAGCCTGATCGCGGCTGACGCGAAGGTTGTTCTCGCCTATGTGGTGTCCAACGAGGTGGCGTACTCGTGGCACCGCTCGATGATGGCTCTGGTCGGGTTCGACTCGGCCGGCGCCGGCCGGTTGAAGGCCCCCGGCGGTTACCTGGCCATCAAGTACGGCACGGGTGGTCTGATCGAGGCCCGCAACCAGGCGGTCCACGAGTTCCTGGAGGACTACCCGGACGCGGACTGGCTGTTCTGGTTGGACACCGACATGGGGTTCAGCCCGGACGCGCTGGAGCTTCTGGTGGCCGCCGCCGACCCCGAGCTTCGTCCTATCGTCGGTGGCCTGTGCTTCGCGCAGCGCGAGGACGAGTCGGATGGCATGGGCGGGTGGCGGGTCCAGCCGACGCCGACGATCTATGACTGGATCACCCTGGCCGACCAGTCGGGGTACGCGGTCCGGTGGGACTACCCGCGCGACACGGTGACCCAGTGCCACGCGACGGGTTCGGCGTGCGTGCTGATCCACCGCCGCGTGTTGGAGGCTATGCGCGATGAGTTCCACACCTGGTATGACCGGGTGCCGAACCCGTCGACGAAGCAGCTGTTCAGCGAGGATCTGTCCTTCTGCGTCCGCGCGGGCGCGCTGGGCTTCCCCGTTTTCGTCGACACCCGGGTGAAGACGTCGCACTACAAGCACCAGTGGGTGGCGGAGGAGGACTACGTCCGTCAGCGTGTGGTGCAGGCGGTCGTGGACCAGCCGGAGGGTTCGGACCTGCCGGTGCACATCGACGTGGCCTCGTCGCTGGAGTCGTTGAACGTCAACGCCCACGTCAAGCCCGACGGCATGCTGAAGACGGACGAGGACCTCGCCCGCTACGCGCAGGTCATCGAGGCCACCCTCCCCGAGGTGGTGGTGGAGACGGGCACCCGCGCGGGTGCGTCGGCGCGCTGGTTCGCCGACCGCGGCTGCCAGGTCATCACCGTGGATGTGAACGCGGTGATGATCCCGATCGACTACCGGGACCGCATCACGCAGATCGTCGGCGACTCCGCTGCCCCGGACGTCGCGGCGAAGGTCGCGGAGTTGGTCAACGGCCGGCGCTGCATGGTGTCGCTGGACTCCGACCACTCGGGTCCGCACGTCGCGCAGGAGATCAAGCTGTATGGGCCGCTGGTGTCGCCGGGCTGCTACCTGGTGGTCGAGGACGGCATCTTCGGCTACGCGACGCGGACGCTGCGCACGCAGCACGGACTGGGTGACATGGTCGGGTCTCCGCTGATCGCGATCGCCGAGCATCTGCACGGCAACCCGGACTGGTCCCGGGACGTCGGCGTCGAACGACAATCGCCCGTCTCGCACCACCCGGCCGGCTGGTGGGTCCGCAATGGCTGAGTTCTCTTTGGCGTTCTCTTTGGCCGATGAGGTCGCGACGGCAACTGGACTGCTGTCCTCGCGCGAGTTCTGGGTGAAGGCGTTGTTGGAGACGTACTACGGACAGCCGCCATCCGTGCGTGCCTGCGGGCACTGGCAAATGGATGCGCGCACGTGGGACCGGCTTAGCGCGCTTCTGGCCCCTCCTTGGCATCATGATCCGACGTTGATTCCGGAGGCCGCCGACGAAGCTGACGCCCTCAGGGCACCGGTGGGCACTCTGTTCGGCCGTCCCGTCCAATTGACCGATCAGGACGTGGTGACGTTCAATGCCTGATCTCGTCATCGTGGTGCCTTCCCGCGGCCGCCCGGAAGCGGTCGCGGAACTGGCGCTGGCATGCAAGCAGACCTGCACCGCGGACACGGTCCTGCTCGTCGCTGTGGATTCCGACGACCCGACGCTGCCGCAGTACCAGGCGCCGCCGGGCACGCAGGTGTTTTTCACGTGGGCACCTCCGGACTCCGGTCACGTCGGCGCGATCAACTGGGCCGCGGCCCGGGCGCTGGAGGACTTCGCCCCGTTCGCGATCGGCAAGCTCGACGACGACCACCGGCCCCGTTCGGTCGGCTGGGACACGTCGCTGATCGCCGCACTGCGCCAGATGGGCACCGGCATCGTCTACGGCAACGACCTGTTCCAGGGCGCGGCCCTGCCGACGGCGCCGGTGATGACGGCGGACATTGTGGCGGCGCTGGGCTACATGGGTCCGCCGTCGCTGCGGCATCTGATGGTCGACAACTTCTGGCGGGACCTCGGCGATGAGGCCGGGTGCCTGCGCTACCTGCCGGGCGTGGTGGTGGAGCACATGCATCCGATGGCCGGCAAGGTCGCCTGGACCGAGGGCCACCAGCGGGTCAACGCCCCGGCAGCGTACGAACGGGATGGTGCGGCGTACCTGTCGTACCGCTCCGAGCAGTTCGCGGCCGACGTGGCGAAGGTGCGGGCGCTGAGAAGCACCGTGACATGAACGGGGGCGGGCCCGTGAAGATCTCCGCGCTGCGGGCCCGCGTTGACGACGAGGAGCTGCGCATCCGCGGCATACTCGACGAACCGTGGAAGCCGACGGATTTCCGTGGCCATCCACACCCAGGTCAGAAGTACAAGCATGGATGGATCCCGATCGGTGGTTCTGCCGGCGACATGCGACAGGCGTTGAGCGACGCAAAGGACATCGACGAGTTGAATGCCGCGCTGGCCGGCGAAGCGAAGCGGATCACCGGCCGGGATATCCACGCTGACCTGAGTGGACTGGATGTAGATGTTGCCCGGGAGTATGGCGAGGGGATCGCGCGGGGCCTGGAGCGCTTTCCTGACGCAACGTTGACCGGCGTATATACGTACGGCCCAGGTTCTCGCCAAAGCAAAGCAGGATCGGAAATGCAACGCCTGCACCCTGACGCGTCGGCGGTCACGCAGGCCTATGGCGTGATGGAAGGCGGCCGGTTCATCGTCAGCAGCAATATCTACTTCAATGCTGGCCCGGCCGCCGACTCGGCCGCGTTCCGCGCCGGGCGCGAGCAGGCCCACGCTGACGGCTTCCTCGTAACCGGCACGCCGATGGGAACCGCGCTGCACGAGTTCGGCCACGTGGTGACGAATCAAACCGGGTCGAAGAGAACCGTCTACGACAGCGCTGTCACTGACGCCGAACATGCGGGCATTGCTCCGTCGGCCTATATCTCCCGCCATGTGTCGAAATACGCGTCAAGCGATATGGGCGAGTTCGCAGCCGAAGCGTTCACCGACGTGATGAGCAACGGTTCTGCCGCGTCCGCGACGTCCGAATCGGCGTTTCAGATCTTGGAAGCTGCCTACAAAGCGGGGAAGCGAGCATGACGAGCCGCCTGCCCCCGCAATGTCTTTCGTGCGCCCGGTGGGTGTCGCCACTAGACAGCGTGGCCACGGCCGTGGCTGTTGATGATGGCGCCAAGCAGACCTGCAAAGCCTTCCCCGGCGGTATCCCGGATGCCATCTGGTGGAACCAGGCCGACCATCGCCAGCCCTTTGACGGTGACCACGGCCTCCAGTGGAAGCCGAAGGATGGGGCCAAGTTCCCTGAGTGGGCGCGGCCGTGAGCGTCATGTATGCCACGGCCGCCGAACTGGCCTCGTTCCTGAAGCAGGACGTCGACACGTCCACGGCCACGCTGGCGCTGCAGGTCACGTCGCAACTGTTCACGGTGCGGGCCAACACGGCGTTCCTGCCGGTGACCACGACGTTCCAGGTCGAGGGCTACGGCTACCGGCAACTACGGCTGCCGTTCCGTCCGGTCACTGCGGTATCAGCGGTGCGGGTCATCTCGGCCGCCGCGGGCACGACCACGTTGACCGACTACACCCGGATCAAGTCGGTGCTGTACCGGCTGGCCGGCTTCGGCGTACCAGGGGCGTTCCCGCCGGACATGGTCGAGGTGGACCTGACGTACGGGTACGCGGCGGTGCCCGACGACGTGAAGGGCGCTGTCCTCGAGTCGGCAGGGGCGGCCTACATCAGCCCGGACATCACCACGAAGACCGAGTCGATCGACGACTACTCGATCTCCTCGGCGGCTGAGAACGGTGGCGTGTCGCTGTCGAAGGCGGCACTGGCCCTGGCCGACATGTACCGCGGCACCTTCGCCGCCTGAAGGAGGCGAACAGTGACTGACGCCGACCAAGCAGAACCGGTGGTGGGTTGGGTGGTGCTCGACCCGGACGGCAACGTGGTGGACTCCGGGCCGCCGATCAGCCTGGAGATGGCCACGAGCATGGGTGAACCGGAAGAGGACGACTGATGGCAGCCATCGACCAGACCATGGTCTCGAACATCCTGAACGCGACCACGCCGACGGGTACGTCCGGTGCGCCGGGCACGTACACCGCGCTGGGCGCCGGGGCGATGAAGGTGCGTCTCAACTCCACCGCGTCGACCGCGGCGGCGGCCGGGACGGAGATCGCCTCCGGCGGCGGCTACACCACCGGCGGCACCGCGGTGTCGGCGGCATCGACCGCGTCGTCGGCCGGGTCCGCGGTGACGCTGCCCAAGACCACCGCGCTGTCGTGGACGAACTCCTCCGGCGGCGCGTGGTCGATCGTGTCGATGGACCTGACGTCCAACGGCGGTACCCGGGCGTGGTTCGGCAACTTCACCGGCCAGCCGATCAGCGTGGCGAACGGCAACACGTTCCAGATCGCCGCCGACGCCGTATCGATCAGTCTCACGTAGGGGCGTCCGGTAATGGACTTTTACATCACGACTCCGGTCGGCCCGTTTGCCCCGGCGATCGGTAACGCGTTCAACACGTTCACCGCTCGGCAGGATGTCTCTCCGCAGCCGCTGCCGGTGGTCAACGCGAACGCTGCCCGGCCCGGTCTGAAGGTCAAGATCGAGGCTGAGGGTGAGTTCTCCACCACCGGCACTCCGACGCTGTCGATCGGCTGCTACATCGGCACCGTTGCTGGGGTCATCACCACAGTCCTCGCTGAGTACACGGCGGCGGCGACCGGTACGACGGCTGCGTCGTGGCCGTGGCGGCTGGAGTATCGGGGCATTTTCACGGCCGTCGGCACGACCGGGACGATGGTCGGCATGGGCGAGGTCGAGTTGGGCACCAGCCTTACCGCGGTGTCGGCCATTCAGATCCCATCGACTTTGGCGCTGCGGACGATCACGTGGGACACGACAATCGCCCGCGCGATCGGTGTCTGCGCCACGTGGGGCACGTCCAGCGTCTCCAACCAGATCAAGACATACAACCTGTCTGTGCTGCTACTCAACTGAAGGGTCGACATGGCTGCTGGCTATAGCTTCACCCGCGCAGGTCTGGACAATCAGATGGGAGGTCTGGTCACTGCGGTCCGGGATTCGCTGATCGCGGTCGTCGCGTTCAAGGTGCTCCTTGACGACTCGACGATCCTGAGTGACACCTTCCTGCAGGCCGCGCCGATCTCCTACACCTCCACCGACACCACTCAGATCCGGGCCGCGTTCGCCGACCTGGCCAAGCTCAACGACATCTCCCGCGCGGCCGCTACCCAGTCGGCGACGAACGATTTCTGGTTCAACGCGAAACACCTCGCCGGCCCGAACTTCCACTAGCCCTTGAGGTGAGCCGTGGCGCTCGCGATTGATGCCTCCTCTCCCGCGGTCGCCACCAACACCAGCAACACCATCAAGACCGTCACCACAGCGTCGTTCACGCCACCGGACTTCTCCACGGTTGTCGCGTTGTGGTGCGGCAACTCAACCCTGAACGACAATCCGCCCGACCCGCCCGCTATCACCGACAGTCTTGCCCCGGATCTGGCCTATGTCGCCGGGGACTGGCAGTCCCGCAACGTCACGCCCACCGTCAACGGTCAGACCATGGCGTGGGGTGCTCCGGTCGACACCGGCGCAGCCATGACCGTCACCGTCACGTCCGGCACGTTCGCGTCGGAGTTCCAGTCAGCCCTGCAGATCCAGGTCCTCACCGGCGCCGATCCGACCACGCCGGTCGGCGCCCATGGCCGCGGCGGCTCGACGTCCGCGTCGGCGGTGGCGGCCACATTCCAGGCCACCGCCACCGACTCGTGGGGCTTCATTGCCGTCACCGATTGGGACGCGCTTGGGTCGATGACGGCCGGTACCGGTTGCACCCTGATCGCGACCGGCACGATCCCGACGACACAGATCAGCTACGGCTTCTTCCGCCGCACCACACCTGACGGTGTCAACGGCGCAGACACCGCCATGAACGTCAACCTGGCGGGCTCGTCGTCGAACGTCTCGTGGTCCTACATCGAGATCGTTCCGCCGCCGCCGGTCCAACTCATCGACTACGACCCGCCGCCACCGTTCCTGCCGGCGTACCTGACCTACCAGCTCGCCGAGATGATGTGGGCTCGCAACACCCACACCACCGACAATGGGTACCCGCAGAACCTGATCGCCGATGCGTCGCCGAAAGCGGTCTTCACCCTCGGCCCCGGCGCGGCGGTTTCGCCGACGTTCACCGCTCCCACCGGCACTCTGATCACCGTCCGGTTCGCCGGCAACAACGCCACCGGGGCTCCACCGTCGGTGCCGACGATCACGGACAGCCTCGGCACACCGCTGACGTACACGCTGCGACAGTGGCAGTCCCGCGCCGACTCGCCCACAGTGGACGGTCAGGCCGCGGTATGGACCGCCGTGTCCACCGGTGTACCGATGACGATTTCGGTCACCGGCCACTCCGACGCGGCGAACTCCCAGTGCGCGATCAAGGTGGACTACACCACGATCGCTGGGTGTACCGCGGGCGTCAGCGGTAAGGCCGGGTCGGCTGGGGCGTCGTCGATCAGCCAGTCGTACACGGCGTCGGCCGATGGTGGACAGGTCATGGCCGCCATCTGCGACTGGACCGTGCAGGGCTTCCAGACCGTCGGTGCCGGGTGTGTCAACGACGGCACCAGTTCCATCGGCACCTCCATCTCGTGGGGGTTCCTGCACCGCGCGGTCGCCGACGACGTCGGTGGCGTGTCGAACTCGTGGTCAACGACGTTGCGCGCGTCGTCGAACAACCTGGCCTGGGTATGGCTAGAGGTTCTGCCACCGGTCGGGTCCAGCACCATCTCCGGTACAGCGACCCTGACGGGTGCAGGCGCTTTGGATGCGCCGGCAACGCAGTCAACCCTGGCGACCCTGACCGGTGCTGGTGCGTTGACGGCCCTTGCGGTTGAGTCGACGGGCGCCGCGTTCTCTGGCGTCGGAGTCCTCACCGCCGCCGCCACCCAGGCCGTGACCGCTGCACCGGCGGGAGCCGGTGCACTGTCCGCCAACATTGTTGAGTCAGTCACGGCGGCCCTGGTAGGTGTCGGTGCCGTGACCGCACCGGTCATCGAATCCGTCCGGGCCACACTCGCCGGCGCTGGCGCACTGACCGCCCCTGCTGTACAGGGATCCGCGGCCACTCCGGCCGGCGCTGGTGTCCTCACGGCCACAATCACCGAATCCGTCACCGCCACCGTGGCCGGTGCCGGCGCGGTTACAGCACCCGTGGTCGAGTCGGTCACGACGACGCTGACGGGTGCCGGGGTACTCATCGCGTCGTCGGGAAGCGTCGTCTCCGGCACGGCAACCCTGGTCGGCACCGGTGCGTTAACCGCCCTGGCTGTCGAGTCGACCGGCGCCGCGTTAACCGGCGCCGGGACGCTGACCGGCGCCGCGAGGCAAGCGGCGACCGCGGCCTTCACGGGTGCGGGCACGCTCGCCGCCGCTTCCACTGAGTCAGTTGTCGCGGCCGCCTCGGGTGCCGGGGTTCTGACCGCCATTGCCACGGTGTCCGGATCCAACACCGCGATCCTGACCGGTGCTGGAACTCTGACCGCTAACGCAACATTGCGTACCACCGCCACATTCGCTGGTGCCGGCGCGCTCGCCGCCCCGGCAACCCAGAGCACCACTAAGACTCTGGCTGGCGCCGGAGCGCTGTCCGCGGCGGGCGTCATCACCGGCTCCGCGTCGCTGAGCGCCGCGGGTGGTCTTCTGGCAGTGGTGGTTCAGGCCGCCGTCAACACCGGCACGGGTGCGGGCGCCCTGGTTGCTGCCGCATCGGTGAGTGGTGCTTCCTGTTCCACGCCTCGCCCCGACACCGGTGTGACCGCCCGTCCGGGCGCCGGCACCACCGCCTACGCCCTAGCGACCACCGCCCGCCCCGGCTCGGGCATCACTGCCCGCCCGAATACAGGTGTGACCAACGATCCTTGCTGAGGAGGCGACATGTCCGCCTCCACGGTGCTGGCTCGCGGCCGCGCTGCTGCCATCGCGCTGATGGTCGACGCCTGCACCATCCAGCACGTCACCGGGTCGACCACGAACACCACCACGGGCCAGGTCACCCCGACGTACTCCACCGTCTACACGGGAGCGTGCAAGATCCAGGGCGGCCAGTCCGACTCCGGCCAGGACGTCGGCGAGGCGCACCTGGCGGTGCTGAGCCTGACCGTGCACGTGCCGATCTCGGTGACCGGCGTCGTGGAGACCGACGTGGTGACGATCACCGCCTGCGTCAACGACCCGGAACTGGTCGGCCGCGTGTTCCGGGTGCTCGGCCCGGTCCACAAGTCCTACGCCACCGCCCGCCGGCTGCCCGTGATCGAGGTGACGTCCTGATGGGCGACGTGACGATCAGCATGTCGGGCTTCGACCGGATCCGGTTGGCCGGCGACGAGGACTGCGGCGTGTCGCTGACGTGCGGCTACGACGAATGCTGGGACGGCGGGCTCCCGTTGGCCTACCTGATCCCGTACTCCGGCTACCGCGTCTCCTATGACGACGACCCGAAAGTGGTCGTGGTTCAGACTGTGCCCGCGCTGCTCGCCGTCGCCCGCAACCACCTCGACAAGCTCCATGCGGGCGGGTCCTGATGGGCGCCCGCATTCATGGCGCGGACGAACTGATCGCCGACCTCGACAGCGTGCCGGACCGCAGCGTCGAGACGTTCAAGAAGGTCGTCGGCCGAGGTGCGTACAACGTAAAAGCCGACTGGCGCAAGGCGTGGGAAGCGATCCGCGCTCCGCGCACGCACATCCCGCATCTGGTGCGCGGCATCGGCTATGACGTCACGGTCACTGGCACGCTGATCAGCGCCGAGATCGGTGTGGATCCGCGCAACCGTCAGGCGTTCCTGGCGAAGATCATCGAGGACGGCACGCTCACCAGCGCCCCGCATCCCGGCCCGGTGCCCGCCCTGGACGCGGAGATGCCCCGCTTCGAGGCCGCCGTGGCCAAGGCGGCGCAGGAACTGCTGGACGGCACCGGATGACCGGGCGTCGGTGGTGCGTGCGTGACCCTGGGTCCTATCCCGGTTCCTCCGCTCGCGCGGTGTGCAGCACTACGCACCCGAATTCCACTGCCACCACCAACGTCCGCCGTCAACCATACCGGCGGCGAGTGCCATGAGCGACCAGCTCGACGAGCTGCACGCGCAGGCCGCACTAAGCCTGCTGGGCACCGCGCTGGGCGCGGTCGTCCCGCCAATCCCCGTCTACGACGGCGCCGTACCGAACCCGACCCCGGCGCCGCCGTACGTGCTGGTGTACGCCTCCATCGGCCGGCCCTACGGCACGAGCGGCCTGGGCAACACGCTCGTCTCGACGTCGCCGACGATCGCGGCCCGGTTCAAGTGCAAGTGCGTGGGGCTCAGCCCCGCCGCGGCCCGGGCCGTCGGGATGCAGGTCCGCTCGGCTCTGCTGGACCAGCGGCCCACGATCGCCGGACGCAACTGCGGCCCGATCCACGAGGACAACGACCCCGGCCCACCCGACCGGGACGAGTCGCTCGGGCAGGTCCTCATGGTCCAGGACCTCGACTACGTCTTCTACTCCACCGGCTGAGCCGGCTCAATCCCTGTCCACTTAGGAGGCGCGTCGGATGACGCTGCAAGTTTCACAGTCGATCGTCGGCCCGGCGGGCCAGACGACGCTGCAGACGCCGACGCCATTGACGCCGGCGGCCACCGACACCATCGACCAGTCGAGCTTCGGCCCGAATGGGCTGAACATGTTCGTGGTCACTACCGGCACGCAGACGGATGTGACGATCGCCGACCCGACCGTCACTGATGTCGGCTACGCCGGCACGGTCCCGACGATGACGGGTACAGCGACCGGGCACAGGACGGTGTTCATACCGAGGACGGCCATCAATCCGGCGTCGGGGTTGGCCACGATCACATTCTCGGGCGCCCGGACCGGCGTCACCTACTACCTGTTTAGGGCTTAGCCCGTGTTCGCCGTTGTCCGGCATCCGGACATCGAAGCCCTAGGGACCGTTCCCGAGTCCGCCCTGGAATATCACCGCCTGCGCGGCTGGTACCGCGTCTCGGACTGGCGCGAGGAGCCCTCCGCCTTCCACCTGCCTGAGTTCGCCGAGGTGTTCACCGACCTCGACGCGCCACCCGAACCCGACAACGAGTCCGAAGTGGATGACGAGTCCGAAACAGAGCCAACCGTCGAAGATGAGGAGCAGGCATGAGCGTCGTCATCATCGACGGCCGGGTCAAGGTGTTCTGGATGACGGCGTGCGTCAACATCGCGCTGCCCACCGTGACCGAACTGACCACCGGCACCGACCTCACCAGCTACATCCGTCCGGACGGGCTGGACATCGGCATGACGACCGGCTCCGTCGACGTCGGCAACGTCGGGTCGACGTTCACCCTGACGCGCGCCGGCCGGCGGGTGCCGACGATCCAGTTGGGCTGCCACCACGATGCGACGTCCGGGTCGACGGACCCGGCGTGGAACCTGCTCGTCTATCGCGCCACCGGGTTCCTGGCAGTGCGCACCGGCGTGCTCACAAGTACGGCGTTCGCGACCGGGCAGGGTGCGGGCGGCACGACTGGGGAACTGCAGGTGTATCCGGTCGAGGTGGCCGAGCACACCCCGGGCAAGCCGGCGCCGGACACGTCGTGGGATTTCGACGTGCCGCTGATGGTGTACCTGGACCCGTCAACCCGGTCTGTGGTCGCATGACGGATTTCGATCAGGTCAAGAAGCTCGCGTCGAAGCGGCGGCGGACAATCCCGCTGTGTGTCGACGGTGCTTCCCAGGATGAGCATGAGGTCCTGGAACGTCGCCTCGCAGCGACGCCGCCGCCCGTCAGCCTGGGGGACACGACCCGTCGGGATCTGGCGGAACAGATCGTCGCCGTCGAGGAACGCATGCGCGAGGCCACCTTCGAATTCAAGCTCGAGGCATTGCCGGTGCGTGGCGAGGGCTGCTGGGAAAGCCTCGTGGGCAAGCAGCCCGACAGAGACGATGGCGAGAGCGACGACGCGTTCCGGCAGAGATTGTTCCCCTGGTTCGCTGAGGTCGTCTCCCGCACCGTCATCGATCCGGTGATGACGCCCGATCAGGTCGGCGAACTTGTCGACGACCTAAACGAAGCGGCCTGGATGGAGCTGATCAACGGCTGCCTGGAGCTCAACCGCGGGCTGCTGAACGTCCCAAACTCCAGCGCCGCCTCCGAACTGATCGGGACCTCCGGGCAGACGTAGAGGCGGCACAGACCTGGGGCGTCTCGTACTCCCGGTTCCGTGGCGATCCGGCCGTGTCCGAAACCGTCTACGAGTACGACGACGCCGGCCGCCTCGTCCGCTCGGTGACGACGGCGGAGCCGGACTGGACCGACTACGACCGCGGCCTGGCGCTGGCCCTGGCCGCCGAGCGGGCCGAGACGTGCCAGCAGTGCGGGCACCCGATGTCGGTGTGCCGGGATCCCGCCACGGCGCAGACGTGGACGGTCGTGCAGGACGTGTGCCAGCCCTCCGTGGTGGCGCAGGTCGTCGCGGAGCAGGCGCATGAGGCGAAGAAGCGCGGCGTGGTGATCTCGACCCGGCGGACAAGCTGAGCGGAGGTCCACTGTGGCCCGACGCAAAGTCTCAGTGGCCCTCGAGTTGGAAGCCGCCCAGTTCAACGCCGAGGCCCGCGGTGCCAGCGCCACCGTCAAGGCGGTCAAGAACGAGGTGCAGGACCTCGACAAGGCGGCCCTGCTGGCGCAGAAGGGCGTCGCGCACCTCGGCGACAAGACCAAGCACACCGCCGCGGACATGGCGGTGCTGAAGTCCGAGATCAAGCGCGTCGAGGCCGAACTGCGTGACCTTGCCCGCGAGTACGAGAAGACCGGCGACGCCGCGGTGCTCTCGGCGATGCGGCAGAAGACCGCCGAGATGAACCGCATGAGCTCGGTGCAGCGCACCATGGACCGGCTGAATGCGTCACAGCAGAAGAGCGACGCCGCCAAGACGATGGGCACGCTCAGGGAAGAGATCAAAAAGGTCGAGGACGAGCTGAAAAAGCTCGCCGTTGAGTACGAGCGCGCAGGCAGCGTCGCGACCGGAAGCCTGTACCAAGAGCGCCAGGCCGCGATCAGGGATCTGCGCGGCATACAGGCGCTGGTCGAGAAGAAGGCGACACAGGTCACGAGCAGCGGCCTGTTCGGCGGCGGTGGCTTCGGCGGCGGCCTCGGCGGGAGTGGTGGCCCGGCACTGATTGCCGGACTCGTATCCCTCGTCGCTGCGTCGGCGCCGGCGATCGGCGCCGCCGTCGGCGGTGCGGTGCTGGGCGCGGTCGGCAGCGGCGGCATCATCGGCGGGATCGTCGCCGCCTCGAAGAACAGTGGCGTCCAGGCGGCCGCGTCGCGGTTCGGGCAGAGTGTCAGCAAGGACTTCTTTGCCTCCGGCGACGCGTTCGTCGGCCCGGTCGAGCAGTCCCTGAACATGCTCGCCGACACCGTGCATCACCTTGGCCTGAAGGAGGCCTTCGCCACCGTCGCGCCCGAGGTCACCGACATCGCCCACGGTCTTAGCGGCATGGCGACCAGGTTCATGCCCGGGTTCAACGCCGGCCTGAAGGCCAGCGTCCCGGTCCTGCACGAGTTCTCGCAGGACCTGCCCGACGTCGGTGCCGGTCTGGGCTACATGTTCGAGCAGATCGGCAAGGGCAAGGGCAACGTCGAAGGCATGCGCCTGATCATGGGTGCGCTGGTGGGCACCGAGCATCTGCTGGGCAACGTGACCCGAGCCCTCTCCGACGAGTACGACCACCTGCTCAACGTCGGCGTGCGGGTCGCTGACGGGCTGGCAACGCTGCCGCTGGTCGGTGGCATGTTCCGGCACGTCAGCGAGGATCTGCACAACCTGCAGGACCCGGCCAACCAGACCGTCGCCGTGATGCAGAGGGTGGGCTTCGCCGCGGACTCAACGGTGAACCCGAACCTGGCGGCCGCGAGGAGCGCGGCCGGCCTCGGTGACGCCTACGAGAAGGTCGGCGCCCACGCGAAGCTCATGGAGATGACCACGGCGGGCCTGGCAGCGGAGACCGCCGCGTACGTGCGTCGCCTCGACGATCAGGCCAAGGCTGTGGACGCCAACAAGCTGGCCTTCGACGATCTGATGAAGACCCAGAGCGACTACCTGAACCAGATCCTCGGGTCGAAGAACGCGATGCTGGGGTGGAAACAGGATTGGCTGGGATTGGCCGCCTCCGTGAAGGAACACGGCCGGACCCTGAACACGAACACCCAGGACGGACTGGCCAACGCGCAGGCGCTGCTGCAGTTGGCCGCCGACGCGCAGCGCGTGCGGGACGAACTTCTCAAGAGCCCCGCGACGGCCAGTACCGCCAACTCGGCGTACCTGTCGATGATGAAGAAGCTCGAGCAGTTCGCCGTCAAGCTGGGCCTGTCGAAGAAGGCGGCCCACGATCTGCTGTGGCAGCTGGAGCAGTTTCCGGGAACGATTACCGTTGGAATCGACATTGTCACCGGCGGCGAATCTCACGCAGGGGACAAGCCGCACGGGGGGTCGAAGCCTCCGGCGAAGAAGTCGACGCCACCACCGGATGACAAGGTGCCCCCGCGGGCCGCTGGTGGCGATGTCTTCCCCGGCATCCCGTACAAGATCAATGAGCGCGGCTACGAGACGGTGACGTTCCCCGCGGCCGGCACGGTGCATCCGGCGAACCTGGTGCCGTGGACGGGCTCCGGCATGACAATCGCCGGCGGCGGGAGCCGCACCATTACCGTGATCGTGAAGGACACGTCGGGCCGCACGCTGCGCGCCGAGGTGATCCAGGACGCGCGCGACCGGGGGCTGGCCGAGTCTGTCATCCAGGCTGCGTACCCCTGATGCCCTCCGACGGCACACTGTGGGGCTCCACTATCACCGTCGAGGTGAGTACGACAGCCGCCACCGTCGACCCTCCCACGTGGATGGACATCTCCCGGTACGTGTCATACCGCGAGGCCGGCGCGCCGCTGACGGCGAACGGTCGCCAGACGGACCTCACCGGCGACGAGCCGGCGCAGCTGACGCTGGCGGTCCGCGACGACGACCACACCTTCGCCGCCGGCGACGTGCTGCGCCAGGGCCGTCGGATCCGGATCCGTGAGCACTTTGGACTGTCCACGTTCGACCTGATCGACGCGGAGATAACCCAGCCGACGGTGTCGGTGCCGATGCACATCGTCGACGGGTCACAGGCCGAGGTCACCGTGACGGTGGCCGGCACGGACCTGCTGGGCCGTCTGCGCCAGGCGCGGCCGTTCATCAGCACGTTGGCGGCGCACATCATCGCCAACGGTGGCAGTGCGCTGAAGGCGTACTACCCGATGAACGACGCCACGTTGCCGCTGCATGAGGCGTTCGGCCGGTACCCGACCCTCGGGGTCGGCCTGGACGCCACCTCCACCGGATTTGTCAGCGGCCGTCCGGTCGCGCCGACTGCGAATGCGGGTACGCTCGGCGCCGATGACGCCCGCGTGATCGGCCCGACGTACACCTGGACGGGCGTCACCATCACCGGGTTCCAGCCGCTGCACTCCGACTGGCGGGCCAGCCCGTTGGCGGTGACCGCAGCCCAGTACGTGACCGTCGTGATGTGGGTCAAGCTCGACTACGACATCACCATCGCCACACTCAACTCCAGCCTGCTGCCGTTCCAGGTCTCGTGGGACGAATCCGGCGGTGGCGTGGGAGGCTTCCGGTTCGAGCCGGAGTTCGCAGCCAACGGCTCGTGGCAGGTGCTGCTCAGCTCCACCAGCTTCAGCAGCTCCACAGGCACGTTCAAGGGTCCCGTGATCGTGCCCGGCGTGGCGTATCCGATCGCGATCCAGGCAGCGTTCTCCCCCGACCCCGCGCATGTACCGCACGTGCTGGAGTGGTGGGTCGGCTCGACCCGCGTTGTCGACACGTCCGTCACCGGCTCGGGCGTGGACCTGTCCATCCGGGACCTGTGGGCGCCGCTGCGCGCCGTGAACGGGCTGATGGGCCATTTGCAGATCTACGTCGGCGACGTCAACGCGTTCACCTTCGCCGACTTCCAGGCTCAATACCAGATCGGCCTGTACGGGCTGGAAGGCCAGCTGACCGGCGCGCGGGTCAACTCGATCCTCGACTACGCCGGCTGGGCGTCCAGCGCCCGCGACATCGACCCGGGCCTGGCCCGGATGGGCGTGGCGCAGCTCGGCGGCAAGGACCCGCTGACCTGCCTGGAAGAGGCGCGCCGCACCGAGCAGGGCCGACTGATGTCCGAGAGCCGCTTCGGCAGTCGCCGCATCCGCTACCTCGACCGCCAACGCACCTACAACCTGTGAGCGAGGGGCCATGGCGGTAACGGATCTGAACTCGATCGCCGCGGGCATCATCGGGCCGGCGACGGTATGGGGGAAGGACTCCGCCACCGCCGAGCAGGCCGGCACGCCACACACCCCGTGGTACGGGACCGGCATCATCGGGGCCGGCGCCGCACCCACAGGCGCTCTCAATGGGGCCACGTTCACCGCACCCGTCAACGGCGCTATCGGCATGCCCTCGGCAGTGTCGGGCAAGCTCGTGTACCTCGAGCGGATGGCCGCGGTGCAGACCGGCAACGTCGGGCACCTGTGGCTCATCGACCGGATCTGGGGCAACGTCCCCGTGGTCACGACCACAACCGGGCAGGCGATCACCGCGCCGACGTGGCCGGCGCGGGACGTGTCCGCTTCCACCAACGGCGCCGGGGTGATGCTGGCGCTGGAGTGTTCCAGCGCCAGCGGCAACGGCAGCCCGATCACCAATACCACGGTGACGTACACCAACTCGGCCGGCACGGCCAGCCACACCGCGACCCTGGCCAGCTTCCCGTCCACGGCGGTTGCCGGCACGTTCGTGCCCTTCTCGCTGCAGGCCGGCGACGTCGGGGTGCGTACGCCCACCACCATCACGCTCGGCACGTCCTACGTGTCCGGCGCCGTGCACCTGGTGGCGTTCCGACTCATCGCCGAACTACCGATGCCGATCAGCAACACCGGCTTCGCCTCGGCGTTCCCCGGCAACGGGCTGCCCACGATCTGGGACGGCAGCGTCCTGCAGCTCGTGTACTGGCCGGCCAGCACCGCGCTCGGCTCGGTCGCCGGGTCGATGACGTTCTGCCAGGTGTGAGGCATGGGCAAGGCGTCACGCTATGGGCTCCTGCTGGGCGACGATTCGGTGACCGCCGACCTGCTGGTGCCGCGGATCGAGTTGGACCAGGCCGCCCGGCCCACCGTGGCCGCCGTCATGACCGACTGGTACTTCGGCGCCACCGCGGTGGCGCCGGTACAGATCCCGTTCTCGTGGATCTCCACCCCCGCGCAGTGGCGCAGCGACCGCCCGTTTACCTCGGCGGCCATCGCGGTCACCGGCGGCACCACCGTGTACGCCTCCGATGAGGACTCCCGCACCGAGTTCGGCGACAACCAGTACGCGGCCACGCTGGATACCGACACCCCGGCGGATGCGGCGAGCCTGGCCGCGCACGCGATGTTCTACTACGCCACCGATCCGGCCGGTGTGCCGCGGCGGCGCTTCACCCGCCTCGTGTTCGTCCTCAACGCGCGCACGCAGCCCGAGCAGTGGCGCATTGTCAACGTCCGTCAGGGCGACCGGATCACGATCACCGGCGCGCCCGCGACGTGGCCGGCGAGCGTGCTGACCCAGGTCGTTGACGGCATCGCCCACTCGATCGGCTCCGACGCCCGTCAGGTGGCGTGGCTGACCTCCCCGGTGATCGGTGAGGTCGACGGCACGCCCGGCCCGTGGTTCCGCCTCGACGCCAGCCTCATCGGCGGCACCGACAAGACCCCGTTCTGACGGAAGGGACTGCTCGTGGCCGTTGTCCCCACGCCGCCGGACTGGTCCGGTGGTGGTGCCGTCACCACGACGCAGCTCAATCAGCTCGCCCAGGCCGTGACGTTCCTGCAGAACCCGCCGCGGTTCCGGGGCCGCCAGACGAGCGCGCAGACCCTGACGTCCTCGGTGTGGGCCTCGATCCTGCTCGACACCGAGGACATCGACCAGGACCCCAGCGGTACGACCGGCCACTCCACATCGACGAACACGTCCCGGTTCACGGCCGTGTATGCCGGCTGGTACCTACTGCCTGGCAGCGGTGTCGGCCAGTCGTCGATGGCCACCCCCTCAGGGCGCCGCGGTGCCCGGTGGGCGGTCAACGGGTCCGCCGTACGCGGCTCCGGGCAGCTGTTCCTGACGACGAGCACGGCGGCCGGCGCGATCAACGCCCGCGGCATCCTCGTGTTCCTCGGCGTCGGTGACTACGTCGAGCTGCAGGGCTTCTTCGAGGGTGGCGGCACGCTGCTGCTCAGCGTCGGTGACCATCTCGAGCCGTCGGCCGACGTGATCTGGGCGAGCAACCCGTGATCGTGCACCTCCGCCTGCAGTCGCCGACGCAGCGTCGCTCCGTCCTCATCGATCGGACCGAGGCCGCCGAGCGTGCCGCCGAACTGCGCGAAGAGATGGGCTTCCCCGACGACTGGATCGAGGGCGACGCCTACGACTGCGCTGTCTCCCACGAGCCGGTGCACACCGATTACTGGCGCTCCCTGACCGAGGTCCAGGCCGAACTGCGTCAGGTGCGCGCCCGGGTGGCACTGCTGGCCGACCAGCTGCGTCAGGCGCAGGCAACGATCGTCGAACTGAGCGGAGGCCGCGATGGCCTTGTGGCGTGATCTTGCTTCGTGGCGTGGTCCGACCGCCAACCAGGGCGGGGCCATGGTGGAGCACCGCGGTCTGGTCATCCACATCGCCGAGGGCTACTACGAGGGCACGATCTCTTACCAGCGCAACCCAGCCGTGGACGTGTCCAGCCACTTCGTGGTCAGTGACGGGGCCAAGGGTCAGGGCGCCGACGGCGCGATCGCCCAGGTCGTCGACACGGACGTGACAGCGTGGACGCAGCGCGCCGGCAACGGGCACTGGCTCTCCGCCGAGTTCGCCGGGTTCACACCGCAGCCGCTGACGAGCGCCCAGGTCGAGTCCTGCGCCCGCCTGCTGGCCAAGGCGCACCGCGTCTACGGCGTACCGCTGCAGGTCGCCACAAGCCCCGACGGGCGGGGCCTGGGTCATCACTCGATGGGCAGCCACCCCGGCTTCCCCGACGACTGGGGGCACAGTGACTGCCCCGGGCCGGCGATCATCGCGCAGAAGCCGGCCATCGTCGCCCGCGCCCAGCAGATCATCATTGACGGAGGCAACATGACGATCATCGACATGGTAGGCACGAAGCTCAGCAGCGGCATGAGCCTCAACGACGCGATCACCCGCATCCTGGGCCGCCTCCCGGCCGACCTCGAGGCCAAGTTCGCGGAGGTCCTCACCGCGGCCCACAACGATGCCGAGACCGACGCCAGTATCTCGGACGCCGCCGCCGCGAAGATCGCGGCCGCACTCGTCGCCGTGCTTCCGACTGACGTGTCCGGGCTGAGCGCGGCGGAGATCGCGAAGGCGGTCAACGACGACGAGGCCGCCCGGCTCCAGTCGTGACGCACCCGGCCGGCGAGTACGACCGCGGCAGGGTCGACGGCGACATCGCGGCGCGACTGGAGGCCCACGACCACCACTTCGACGCCATCAACGGCTCCCTGGCCAAGCTCGCCCAAGAGATGCACCTGCAGACCCTGGCGGTGCAACGCCTCGGCGATCAGGCCGAGGCCGCCGCAAGAACGGCCCTGGCCACCGCGGCGGCGCTGAAGGCCGCCGACGAGACGCGCCGCGCCCAGTCCGAACAGCGCTGGTCCCCGATCCAAAAGCTCCTCGCCGTCGTGGCCGGTGTCGCTGCGATCGTTGCCACGATCGTCGCCGTCAAGGCGCTGCTCGGCTAAGCACCACCCCGCGGCCCGGACCCCGCCGTGGGCAGCACAAGCCCTCGAATGGCGGCCGGGATGCACGTCGAGCAGTGGCAGGCACTCGGGATCATCTGTGGAGCCCTGCTCGCACTCTGGGCGCTCCTCACGCAGATTCACCGAAGGGTCCTGAGGCCTGTGTGGCAGAGCTTTAGAAACGCGGCCCAACTGTTGGAGCAACTCACCGGCGACAAGGCCAAGGGCATCCCCAGCCTGATGGACCGCCTCGCCCAGGTGGCCGAGAACCAGCGGGTGCAGGGCACGCAGCTGGCGGCGCACCTGGAATGGCACGGGCAGGAAGCCGAACAGCCACCGGCGACGCAACCAGTGAAGAGCAACGGCCAAGCCGGTAGGTAGTAGTAGTGCGCCCCGGTCGCCTAGTTCGGGAGCCTCCGGCTTGTGTGGCCACACGCGCCTTCGTCTGCCCTTTTCAGTTCGCCGACCGCGTTGGGTGCACCCTGTTCGTCGACCCGCTTGCGCGCCGGAGCGGACCTTGATCGTACAGCAGAATCGCGATTCGCGATTCGCGAACCGGAGGCATCGCAATGGCTGAAGCCACCCAGGTCCGCCATCCGTGGCGGGCCACGCTGCGCACGCTGGTGGCCGCCGCGGTCGCCGCGCTGCCGCTGCTGCCCGAAGCCGCCGCCGATCTACACCTGGGTACCACCGGCACGATCGGGCAGACCTTGGCCATCGCCGCCGCCATCACCCGCTTGCTGGCCCGCCCCGACGTGGAGGCGTGGCTGCACCAGTTCGCGCCGTGGCTGGCCGCCCAGCCGGCGACCGTCATGGTCCAGAACGCCGACAAGACCCTGATGAGGCCCTGATGAACGTCGCCGCGTTCTTCGCCTTCCTCGTCGAAGCTGTGCGCTCACGCGGCTCGCTGATCGCTATCGGCCTGGCCTGCTGGTCCCTCGCGGAGGTCGTCGCCCACTGGCCGTCGTAGGCGAGCTCATGCCCCGGCTGGCCCCAGACCCTGGCCAGCCGACCCCCATCAAGGGAGATGCAACGCCAATGTCCACGACCCGACTACGCGCAGCCCTCGTCCTATCCGCCGTCGCCCTCGTCTTCCTCGCCGCCGGCACCCTCACCACCACACCAGCCGCGTCCGCTGCGGCCACCAGCGACCCCATGGCGGTCGCACAGGGCCAACTGGCGGGCTGCCAGACCTGGCTCGCCCAGCACCCGGGCAGCACCAGCGCGCAGCACACCCGCATGGTCCAGTGCGTCACCGACGAGCAGGCGATCATCGCGGCGCTGAGCGCGGTCACCCCGTCGCCGAGCCCGTCGGCCACGCCGAGCCCCACCGTCGGCCCGACCACGCCGGCGCCGACGAGCGCGCCGCCCACGACGCAGCCGCCGAGCCCGACGCCGTCCCCGACGACGAGCAGCCCCACGCCAACCCCGTCCCCGACGGTGAGCTCCGGCTGGCCGGACGCCACGAACACCGGGGTGCCGTTCGGCACCGTGCTGAGCACCTACACCGGGCCGTGCACGATCACCGTGCCGAACACGCTGATCACCGGCAAGATCATCAACTGCGATCTGGCGATCCGTACGTCGGGTGTGCAGATTAATAGATCAATCATCAACGGCAGCATCGGCGACGGGGAGCCGCAGAACTGCCCGGGCTGTTCGTTCAGCCTGGACCAGGTCGAGGTCAACGCCGGCCCGCAGCAGAACCCGGCCGTGTGGCACACCACGCTGACCGTGACCCGGTCCAACATCCACGGCGGCCAGACCGCGGTCAGCTGCGTGCAGGCCTGCACCGTCAAGGACTCCTGGCTGCACGGGCAGGTCCACGATCCGAACAAGGCCGACCAGCACTTCGGCGGGTTCCTAAGCAATGGCGGCGGATCGCAAGCTACGCCAAGCCTGATCCAGCACAACACCATCGCGTGCGACGTACCGGAGACCACCGTCGGTGGCGGCACCTCGAGCTGCTCCGGTGACATCAACCTCTACGGCGACTTCGGCGGTGTCCGGTACTACTCGTTCATCAACAACCTGCTGGTCGCGCCCACCGACTCCTCGCAGGGTACGCCGAGCTTCTGCGCGTACGGTGGCACGGGCAAGGCCGGCGCGCCCGACCACATCGTCTTCCAGGACAACGTGTTCATGCGCGGCCTGCCTGGCGACGGTGGTAAGGCGCACTGCGGCTACTGGGGTGCGGCGACGAGCTTCGACGTCAACGCGCCGGGTGATGTGTGGACCGGCAACCACTACCAGGACAACGGCGAGGTGATCCCCGCCCCCGGCCCGTGACCGGAGAACTGCCATGAACGGCGACTAAGCTCGTACCAGCAAGGCCGGTAGCTCAGCCAACAGAGCGTCGCCCGCGCTGTATACGCGGACGAAGGTCGCCGGTGAAAGTCCGGCCCGGAACGTCGGTGCCGTCGCGGCGTAGGGCAACTCGGCAGCCCGGCTCCCACGTGGGGAGACACGAAAGGAGCAGGTGCCGGTTCAAATCCGGCCGCCGCACGGCACCGACCAGCAACGCAAAACGGCCCCCACCTCACGGTGGGGGCCGTTTCTGGCGTCTGCATCAGACCTTGGTGCGCTTGCCGAGCCGAGCCCCCCAGTAGGGCTCGGACCGCATCGCCTCCACAGCCTGCGCCGGCGACATCGCCTCCTCGACTGCTTCGATCAGCGGCGCGGCACTGGCCACGACGCTGGTCTCCGCGCGAGTCTCGATCATCCGGATCCGTGCACCCAGCTCGACGAGCGCGATCGCGGCGATGGTCATCAGACCGTCCACGCTGATCGGCCACACGTAGGCGCTGGATCCGTGCTCCCCGTGCTGGCTGACCGTGGCGGTCATGTGCCAGTAGGAGAGCCAGCCGGCCGCGCCGGCCACCCCGAGGGTGGCGACGATGCGGCCGAACGCACCAACCCGTTTCGAGGTCGGCACGCGGGTCAGGATCTCCAGGGAGAGCAGGAGCGCTACGGGCGGCCATCCGGCGATGGCTGCGTTGATCAGGCTCGCCGCGCCGAGGACGTTGGCGGCGATCGAGGCGGTGATGCCGACGAGGACGACGGCTCGGACGATGTTGCGGTTGCGCTTGAGGTCGCGCAGCTTCGCGTTGTTCATGGCTCCTCCTCAGGAGTCTCGGGGCGCCGTTGCGGCGTCCCCCGCGGACGCCGCCGGCTTCAAACCCGGTGCGGTGGTAGCGCTGGCGGAGCGGGATGCTCGACGCCTGCCGCGCTGTGGGTGTGGGTGTTTGGTGCCCCGTGCGGGATTCGAACCCGCCCTCCGTGGCCCGAAGGCCAGTCGCGCACTTCCAGCGTGCTCACGGGGCTGATGGCCGCGCCGATCGGCGCGGCCCGTGATCAGATCATTCGACTTCGCGTAGGCGGGCGATGCCCGCCGAGGCCTTGTGGATCAGGTCTTCCAGGACCGCTACCGCGTCCGCTTCGGTGGCCAGCGCCAGCAGCTGCTGCGCGGCCTCGACCTTGCGCTCGTAGTAGCCGATCCACTCGGTGACGTCCTCGCCGGCCGGCTCCGCTTCGTTGAGCAGTTCGGCTGCGCGCTTCCACGTGGCCATCTGATCGATCATGGATCTCTCCTTGCGTTGAGATGGAGTTGTCAACTTCCGGCTTCGCTATTTACTGTACCACAGAAAACCAGGGGTGAGCAACTATTTTCTGTGGTACGGTCCGAAGTCGTGGAGACGACACCCGCCAAGCGCCCCCGCGGCCGGCCCCGGACCGGACAGACGCCCAAACGCAACATCCGCATCGGCCCCATATGGGACCAGGCCGCCGCCCTGGCCGCCCAGCGCGGCGAGACCATGACCGCGGTCATCGCCCGGCTGCTCGAGCGCTACCTGGCAGAGCATCGGCTGAACGGCTGACGGCGATCACGAGCGTGGATCTGTCACGCTGCGCCCGTGAACCCCTACACGCCGTCTGTCGTCACGACGCCCGCCCCGACCAAGCCCCGCCGTCGCTGGATCTGGCCCGTTGTGATCGCGGCCGTGGCCGTGCTCCTCATCGCCGCGGGCCTGATCGTCTGGGTCGGCCGGGCCGCCAGCTCCACCGTCTCCATCACCGGCTCGGTGCAGGTGACCCTGCCCGAAGACGACATCTGGCCGAGCCCCTGCACCGGCATGGGCGGCTACTCCGACATCGCCGCCGGCACCCAGGTCGTCATCAGCGACGAGACCGGCACCACCATCGCCGTAGGCCGGCTGCAGCCCGGGGTGGCGATCGGTACCCCGCCCGTCGGCCACGCCTGCCGCCTGCGCTTCAGTGTCAACGCCCCGGGCGGGCACAGCTTCTACGGCATCGAGATCTCCCACCGCGGGCGCCTGCAGTACCCGCGCGCCGCTCTGGACCAGCCGTTGGCACTGACCCTCGGCTAGTCGCCGTTACGTGGGGCGGCCCGGCGCATCGCGTCCAGGGCCGCCTCTGCGTTGTCACGGGCCGCGCAGGGCCACTGGTGGCGCCCGTCCAGGTGCGCACCCAGGCACTGCCCGCTCGGGCCGGCGACGTGGGCCTTGAGCGTGTTCATCAGGTCCGTCTCGGCGAACGTGGGGTAGTAGAACCGCTCGGCCATGTCCTGCAGGTCTCCCAACTGCTCGCGGGTCCAGTCCAGCCACCACAGGTGTCCGAGCTGTACCAGGTCCTCACCGGCGACGACCGGTACGGCGGGCGTGGGTTCGTCGGGGCTGGCCGGTCGGATCATCA